CGCAGTTGATGATGTAGTCATCCAAATCCTCATAGACCTGCATCATATCGAGAACAGTTCCCTCCATGACGATCAAGCTGCCCTCTGCCATGAAGTCCTCATACTTAACCCGCATGGCCGCGGGAAGTTTATGGAGTGTCAGAGAAGTGATGTAGTTTCGGGTCTTAACGCCAAAAGCGCCATCCCGAAGAGGAAAGAGGAAGGTGAAGGAACAGAAGTCGTCACCTTGGGAAAGGTCGGCGCCCATAGAACAGGGCATTTGCCAGAATCTTTGCCGGCGATGGGGTAAAGTCTCCTCATAGGTAAAGTAATAGGTGTATCCCTCCATGGGAAGTCCAAATCGCTTTGCCAGCATATCATTCCGTGTGGCAGGCGCCGTTTCCGCCCGGTCCACATCTTTCTGGTAGGTCTCGTAGGTCACGGTCTTCCCAAGATTTGGATTAGCCTTGGGCCACATGTCGGGATAAGCCACTTCCTCGACAGAGTCCAGCTTATACCACCAGATAGAAACATGTTCCTGCGGAGGGCCGATGCCCTGGAGAATGTTCATCAACTCCATTTTGATGGTATCACCGGCGCCGTTTCGGACCGTTCCTTCTGAACTGGTTGCTATGATAAGGTAATCATCCAACTTGGAGGCACCCTGTTCGATTGCGCCGATAACGTCTTCCCGGGCGTCGGCAGAGGACAGCCACTCGTCCACGGTGGCCACCTTGCAGCGAAGTCCCTGGAGCTTGTCCACCGACATGGGGCGGATCTCAATTAGAGAGCCAGAGATGAAGTTCTCGATGCCCTTCTTGGTGGAGGCCAGTTTCACCCGATTAGCTCTGGAGCCGGTGGTATTCTGCAAAGAACCCTCGGTCATAAACTGAAAAACCGGTCCTCTTGCCCGCGTGATAGCGGTCTTGATGGGGTTGACGATCTCCTCAGCCTGCTTCATCGTGGGAGCCGTAGTTATTTGGTGGGTGGTGGAGCCATCCACAACACAGAAGTAAGCCTGAATACAGGAATCATACAGCGACTTCGCCGCGCCTCTTCCTACGATCAGGTATTGCTTCTTAGTCAGGCGCTGCTTAATTCGCTTAGTGACATAGCGACCGCCTCTACCATCCGGATTCGGAACATAGACGGAACGGTCATCGAAATAGTACCAGCCAAACACCTGCTCTCCCCATAACTTAAAGGTATCCAGAAGATGGAGATCGGAGCCGTCGGTCAGGGTGAGTTCATTCTCACAAAACTCGATCCACCCCTCAACCGCCCTGTCATCATAGTAGTAACTGGGGGACTCGATCAGTCTGTCGATTCGGTACATCTCCATGGCAACCTCTTTGCAGACCGGGATATCCCCGCGGATGACCGCGTCTCGGAATGCACCATAGTAGCGAGGGACGGCGGTGTTGGATAGCATCTGTTCACCAACCTCCCGTTATAGCCCCAGCGCTTTTCGTCCAACAAGAACCAAAGTGGAAAACTTCTGTTCGCTCACCTTAGTTCGATAGACGTCTTTGGGGATAACCTGCTCCATATCAAACACGATGATAGGGGATTTGGCCTTGAACCCGCCATAGATAGCGTCATTCGTGTCAAGAAGTGCACCGTATCCGGCTTTCTTACACTCATTGAAGAATTTGGTTCGCTGGGTATAGACGTCATGACCCTTCCAACTATCGCCTTGACCGTCATACGGAATAACATAATTGAACATCCGATAGACCGTCTGAAGATCGTCGGCCGAAGGAGTATAATCCGGGTCCTTCATCTTGTTCAGAACCACGGCAGCTTCCCGATAACCTTTGAACTTATACTTGTCATTCACGAAATAACTTTGCATACGATCTTTATCCGTAACAAAGTTGTAGAAGTCCCGGTCCTTCTTATAGAGGTCCATGAAAATCTTGGCACCGGAATCTTCGCTGGCTACCTTCAAATCGGTTTTAAGCGAATTGTCAATCCGGTACTTCATGAATGAGCCGGTTCCGATCTGCTTGCCATCCTTGTCGTAGACCGGCTGAGGAATCGGCCGGTTGAACAGAGCATTATACTGATGCTTGTCCAAAGAATTATGGGTAGCGTAAAACATATCGGTGTTCTTGGTTCGGTCCTTGTCATAGGACAGGGTGCTCAGCGTGGTTTTATCGGCATTCAACACCTCGTCAAAGTGCTTTTTGTTGTAGATGCTGTTGCCGCTTTTTCGTTTATTGCTGATAGCCTTTCGCTGAGCTGGGGTGTAATCACCGCCGCGCAGAGGATAGGGAGGGCCATTTCGGACGCCCCATTTTTGTTTCAGGATTCCGTGGTGATGCAGTTCCATAAACGATCACCCCCGCAATTCCTTGATTGCAAGGGCAATGCTCAGGGAAGATCCGGCAATCGCCAAAACACTTCCAGCTACTTCCAGAGTATCTCGCAGCGCCCGACGACCTTTTGATACTTGGGCCGGAGAGGTGTCAGAAAACAACTGGTTATACTGCCGCTCCAAGAGTTCCCGGTTGATCTTGTCGCGCATCTCTTTGTCGGTCATTTCGGACAAGTCCATCCGTTTCGGAGTGGGCTTGGAAGTGGTGGTCTGCTCCAGTTTTTTCATTTCTTTCACCAAATCTGAACTGGAATCGACCGTTCGTTTGGTACGCTCCAGATCCTCCTTCGCCCAGCGCTGGGGGTCTGGATTAGTGAGGTCAATGCGGTTTTCCTTCTTCTTAGCCGCATTCTCCCGCTTATCCCGGTCATAACGCTTTTCTCCGGCAGCGGTAAGAGTGCCGTCTTTGTTCTGGTAACGGCGGACACCCCACTTCATGCCTTTAATTCCGTAGTGCAGGAGCATGCTATTCTCCATTTTGATTTTCCTCCTTCCCGCTGGTGTCTTCTACGGGGTCCGCCGCAACGAAAAGCCGCCACTCAAACTCACTGATCTGCCGATTGATGGACTCAATGGCAGCGGAGCTGAGCGGCGGATCGAACAGTAATCGAACCTTCATGTAGACATAGGATTTGACTAAGGAAAAGATGTTCGGCTTGTCCGTAATGAAAGCGGACCAGGTGTCATCCTTTCCTGAAATAGAGAAACCATTGGAAGGCCCGACGCCCATTTGCGTCAGAATCGAAAACACGCTGTTGATGTGCATGATGATGTCGGCATCAAAGTGCTTATAATTCTCGTCGATGCCCAACAGTTTCTTGATGGACGTCAAGATGCTTTCGGAAATCTCCATAGCGACCTCCTCACCGGGGGACTGCGATGAACTTCTTCATGCAGTATCCCCGAACTCCGTCAGAGGTGAAAACTTTGTAGAATCCTTCGGTCGACCCGTCCATGTCGACTGTAACTTTTGTCAGTAGAGTAATAACCTTGATGACTTTGGAATTTGCCCTCGGCTCTTGATAAATGGCCGCTCTCAGGCAATCGGTTACAACACCGGCAACATGATTTTGCACACCGAGTCCTCCTTCCTACTTTTTCCACGGGCAGGTATCATTGGGCCTGCGCGTAATCGGTTCTTTGAACAGAAGATTTTCGTCGCCATAATGGATGGCCTGATGGGTTTCATGAATTGTGGTGATCAGAAACTCAGGGTCAAGAATCAAACCTTTTCGGTCCCGAATATCCTCCGGACTGATCGGGTTCATGTGATGGATAAGTGGTCGGCGATAAATCTCCCGACCGGCAATCCCCAAGTCGCACCCCATATCTCTGGCAATCACAACGTCACGGATCTGCTTCCACTCCGGGGAGCGGTAGAAAACCTGGTTCATATACCGGTCAAAACCAAAGGTCTCTTTTCCAACAACGCCGTCCAAACGGAGATAGCGGTAGCGCTCCTCAAAGGTGGGGAGAAGGATCAACTCCGAGTAACATCTAATACCCATCTTCATCCTCCTCGTCCTGACCGCTGTATCGTTTGAAAGCAGCCATGGCCTTCTCATAGAGTTCGTCCATCCTGACCCCGGACTTGTACGCCTCAGTCTTCGCCTGGACCAGCTCTACCTCTTTGGCAAGCCGCTCATTTTCCAAGCGCGCCCTGGTAGTTCCAAGTTTCAGGATCGTAGTGACTTCTTGTGAAGAGGCCGTTCCTTCCAGCAGCCGTTTCTCGACCAGACTAACGGCCAAGTCGATCAGCTGATTCTCTCTGGCCTCCGGTGTCAAGGCGGCCCGGCGTTTCCTTGGCTGAGTGCCCGAAGGCTTGATCGCTTTTGCCACGCTTGACACCTCCTCTCGCTCAGAATTGTGGCAGTTGCTATGACTTTCAGAATAGTTTGGGGCGGCATTTGAAGAAGCCCGCATAAGCAGATTGTTAATAAGTGGAGAAAAACACGTGGCGTCCATGGGCAATGGAGGTAATGCACTGCGCAATGACCAAAAAGGAGGTTTGGCGGACGAAAAGAGTCTCTTATCAACAATATCTACCTTGTGGGCTTGTTCAAATGCCGCCCCAAAACCGAAGCCATTTTTCAAAAATATCCCCCGGAGAATTTTCAAAGGCCACCGCGATGCATAGGGGGTGCCATTTTGGAGGGGTCCCCCTATACCCTTTTCATGTGCTTAGAGCCCTGTAACTGGCCGTTGTTAAAGAAAATTCCTTCAAAAACGACAAAAAGAAATGCGCTCTGAATCAGAGAACATTTCTTTTCCCAATTTTATGGGCTTTTGTAGTCACATGGTCGTCGCGGACTCGGGTTTCAGCTTCCGTTTCACCTTTTTGTAGATACCCAGGGGGTCGTACTTGATGATGTCGTTGATAGCTCGCTCGATTTCTTCCATGTTCTCCTGCTCAGAGAGCTGATCGGAAGTACGGGCGATACGCGCTAAGAAAGCGCAGGAGTGATACCCGTTGTCTTCGTCGAACCGATACCAGGCTTCATACTGGGTAAAAGGGTCATACGGGTTGTCGGTCGTTGTAAGCATACACGTTTCCATTCGCTCTCACTTCCTTTCTTACTCATTGAGATACTTGGAAACAACAGAAGATGAAAGGTTCAAAGCGTCAGCAATCTCGGCATTGGTGCAGCCAGAGTTTGCCATTGCCTTGATCCGATTGATACGAGCTTCGGACAGTTGCGTCGATGCTCTTGGAGTTGCGCGGGCGCGAACAACATCGGGATCAGCATAGCGAAGGATCTCTTTCAAAGTTGTGTCAGAGATTGCGCCAGCCTGAATTGCTTCCCATTCACCATCGGAGATCGTAATTCGTGTTCCTTTTCCGCTTGCGCCAGTAGCAACACGAGCATCGCTGATTGCGGCACGACGAATCTTAGAGATCTCGTCTTTGTCAGTGACATTATTGGCCTGAATCTTTGCCTTTACCTGAGCATTGGCAATACGCTGAGCCTCGCGTTCACGAGGGGCGTTAAGCTGAGCCGTCTTCAGGGCGCTGGTCAGTCTAGTCACTTCAGGAGCATAAGCCTTAGCCGCGCTCGCATTGCGCACCAGAGTAGGTGTCGCCAAGTATTCCAGTCTTGCACGATTGGCAAGCGCCTTCATACGGTTCGCGTAATCGGCATAGGCGTCCTCTTGAACAGTTCCGGAGGATAGGGTTCGGATGTCGTCGGTCTTCTCCAAAAGTTTGATTTGCGTTGTAGCGGGGACTGTTTTCCCAGTCTTCGGGTCCACATAGGTTCGACCAGACTCCTTGTAGATAACTTTACCCGTCTCCCTGTCGATACGACCGCTACCCTGACGCTCCGGAACAGAAACATTCTGCTTTCTCCGAGAGAGCAGGGTGGAGGCCCCGCCCACTTCCTTACCAGTTTCAGGATCTATGTAGCCCTGCCACCGTTTCCGAAGGGTGGGGATGTCATTCTCGATCTCAGACCGCTTGTAGTCCAGCTTGTGCTTGGCCGCATCGATAACAACCATGCTATGCTTGACGGCCTTAGTGATTTCTTCCTCGGGGGCCCCTTTTAAGGTCATATCCGTGATGAGGTTGGAGATCTTACCCATTTCTATCTGGGTAGCCGCTTTCGAGAGGAGCCGGATACCGGTCTTCCCCTCGGTGGAGTATTCAACTTTTGGGTCGAAGTCCTTCAAACCATCCAGGGCGGGGGTGGATTTTACCGATACCTTCCCACCAACAGGGATGACAACCACCTGGTCGCCATCGAAATCGGCCCCAGATAGCCGCTCTGCCACTTTTGGATTGATACCGACGGCGTCACGGATGTTCTTGCCCAGAATCGAGATCGCTGATTGGTTTTTGTTGTTGACCGTCAGCTCAGGGATCTCAAAGGTACCCCCATGGGGGTAGCGAATCAGGACGACCTTTTCTCCATTCCGGTAGTTAGGAGCATAGATCTCCGTCTCCTTCATTTTTGTGATAGGGAGGATCACTTGCGTACTCTGCCGGGGAAGGGCGGCCGCTTTCAGGTGAACAACAGCGGAATCACACTCGTCCGCAAAGTCCATCAGCAATTTCCGCTTGATGGTGGGGTTGTTCAGGGAGCGGATCTCGTCAAATTCATCAGCGGCATCGGCGTAGGTCAGGTCAAGCTGCTTCTGAATCAGCTTGATAGGCTGCTTGGAAAGAAACTGGGAGGACAGATTCTTACTCATTTTGTCCCAGTCCCCCTCCTCCTTCAGCTTGTTGATAGCTGACAGAGATTTCTTCTCTCCAGTGATGGGATCCGTGTACTTGCCATTGGGGTCAGGGTAGTAGCTCTGACCATTGGCCTTGATGAACGCGCCGAAGGGATTGTCAGGATCGTCCTGAATCTTCTTCATAACATCCATCTTGGGCGTACCCGAATGCTTGTTCGTGTTGAACACGATGTCGGCGCCATCCGGCATGTCGTCAAAGTACATAGCCATGCCCTTCAGATAGTGGGTTCCATCCACAAGGATACGAACCTGAGCGTAGTGGGAATCCCCCAAATCCAGGTCGGCCACACCACGACGAAGTTCGATGACACCATCCTTAGAGGAGCCACCTTCATCGCCATAACGGATCTTCACCCGGCCGGAATCAATGCTGGCCGGATACTCCCGCTTGTCCCAGGAGGCGCCCCCATCGGCGGAGTGGTAGTCGCCAACTGACTTGATGATGTCCAAGTTCTGATAGGCGTCACGCTGCTCAATGTCGGGTACGGAGATAACAGGAGTGATGGTTCGCTTCTTAGGGTCATTCACCTGGGGGACGCCAACGCCATAGCGGTTGTAGCCCTCAGTTTCCAGAATAAACAATGCTTCCTGGAGTACGCCTTTGGAAACGCCAAGCTGTTGCTCCACACCCTCGCCCACGTCAAGAGCCCCTTTGACCGCCAGCTCCTTCTTTAGAGCCTCAGCGGTGGCAAGGGCCTTGTTCTTATTGCTCGCTGTATTCTCGTTGAGCAGGGCACGGACAGAGGAGTCATTGTTGTACCCCATGATCTTGGCGATCTCGTCCAGCGTTTTTCCCTCTTCCCGAAGGGACTTGGCTCGCTCAGCCTGCAAGGCACGCCGCTCATGTTTCGCCACGCGAACCTGCATGCGGAGGTCGGTGGTGGACATCTTCAGTTCCTCGGCAATTTCCTTTTGAGATTTACCGAGTGCTTCAAGCTCTTCCACACGAGCCAGGAAGTCTCCGCCGTGTTGGTAAGGGTTCTCGCCTGAACCCCAGGGGTAGCGCCCAGAGCGCCTCTTGACGCCATAGTGCATCAAAATATCATCCACAATGGGATTCATGGCTTATTCCTCCTCTTCCTTGATACTGTTGATGATTTTGTCGAACGTGACAATGCGATCCATGATGGGGAAAATATCCTCAATGGTAGGCTTGTGGTAAAGGATGGTGTCGTTCTGGTAAATACGAAGCTCCATATCGATCTCGTTTGGCTTGTAGTCATACTCCAAACAGAAGAGGGCCGCATAAACCATAAGCTGCTCCATGTGTGTCGGGGTCTCGCCGGTTTTCAAATCGTGAATCCGAAGAATATCTTTCCGGAAGGAGATGGCGTCGGCAGTCCCGAAACAGTTCGGAGAGTAATACAGAATTTGCTCGGGGGTCATCTTGTACCCAATGGCGTCGTTCACATACATGTTCAACGTTTTCTGGGATTTGGGCAGTCGCTGACCCAGTTTGATGCACTGGGCCGCAAAAGCGTGAAGCGCCGTTCCGCGCTGAGCCGCCCGATATTTGGCGTAAGCGTCGGCAATCTTCTCTTCTGAGTAATTGATCCAGTGATAACCACTGGCGCTAAGAAAGGCATGCTGCCCCTCAAGGTTGGAGTGTTTTGCGAAGTTCATCCAGCACTTCCTCCTTGTTCTCCGGGGAAATGAATCTGGAGAAGGACATCTCGTTCATCTTCCCAACGTAATACTCTTGGTTCGGCTGTTTCTTAGCGCTTGCAGATTTCTTACACTCAAGGGAGGCCCATTTCTTGCCATAAAGAATAAGCAGGTCAGGGATGCCCTGACGCTGGTCCATCTTGAAGACCATGCAGCCGGGGAAGATCGTTTTCAGATTGGCAATCAGCCTATCTTGAAAACCGCTTTCCAGTCTTGCATTTCTGGCCATAAAACAGGCCCTCCTTTCTGGTAAAAGTGATAGAAAGAACAGGATATGCGCGACATATCTCTCTCCTCTCCATAAAAGAGTCTGTTTTTTTCGCGGAAAGAAAAACCAGCCAAATATCAATCTGCGCAAAAGAAAAGAGCCGCTGTGTTAGCGGCTCAAATCTTTATTCAATCGTAAATCCTATTTTTCGTTTCGGCTTACTATTTTCCTCAGCAATTTTCTCGACCTTCGGTTTGCCAAACGATTGCCAGATCGTGGCGCCGGCAGCAGTTCCAATCGCCGCCACCATCGACGTGGTAAACGTCATAAGTAGTTGGGTCGAGTTTCCAAAGTTGAGTTTCATACTATCGCCTCCCATAAAGGCGACTGCATTTTCGGCGGAAACGAAAAAAGCCGAGGCACCGTCAGGCACCCCGGCTAAGTTGCAAATATCCATGTTGTATTCATCAGCTGTTGTTCCTCAAATACCGAATCAGAATCCAGATCAGCCAGAGACCCCCGGTACAAAGGGTGAGGATGACGTCCAGGATCAGCCCGGCCGTACTCCGTTTCTTTCCGCTATTCCTGCTCATGGGAGTTCTCCTTTCCAAGTTCTTTCTTTTTGCCACGGCGGATCATCTTCTCGACACCGGCTTTTGCTTTGGCGGCAGTGTCTCCTGCGACGACTTTGGCACGCTCCATTTGTTCAGCCCGCTTAACTGCGCGCTCCTGTTTCAAAGCGGCCTTCTGTTGCTCGGCCTCTTCAAATATCCGTCGACTCTCATTGATGACTTCCTGAGTCACATACTGAACAATAACCGTGTCACCCAGTTTCAACTTCGAGTTGGGTTTTCGATCAGAGCCAACCACCTGGAGTTCAAAGCAGTCTTTGTATTTGACGCACGCATCCCGAAGGCGAACCTCGATGGATAGCGCTTTCAGACCGCGGCTCTCCAAAAGTTCTTTGGCCTCGTCCAGTTTTAGAGGAAACCTCTTGGAACAGAGCTCGGGCATAAATATCAATTCTTCAGAAGGGCCAAGTTCTTCCTTTTTGGGAATCCGGTCGATAAGCTCGACGGCAAGCGGAGTCACTGCGCCGACAATTCCGGCGACAAGACCCAGCGTACCTCCGATATTACCGTTCGGCTTCTTTGGTTTGGCCATCGGCTATCCCTCCTTAGGGCAAAATAAAAGGGTGCGCCCCATGAAGAGACACACCCTTGCAAAAGCGTATCTCTCCATTGTTGCGACACAATCTCATATTAGCCTACGGGCGTAACGAGTAAGAGAGAAAACACCTTTTGCCAAAGCATTTTCCCCGTAAGCTAATAAATATATGAAACTGTGTCGCATTGCCAGTATAGCACACCTCCATCCATTTTGAAAGAGGAACTTTGAGGGTTCGACCAGACTTCGGCTCCAAAACCGCAAATATCCACCGGAAACCCGCCAAAATTCCCTTGCTGGCCAGTTGGCCACTTTTTTTCGTCACTTATATATAATTTTTAATATTTTTTTTCGTATTTAAGTGAAGAGAAAAAGTGGGAAAGTGGCCAGAAAACCCGCAAACCCTTGGGGCGCAACGGTTTCAGCCTGGCCACTTTTGAAAATAAAAGTGGGCAGAAAGTGGGCAAATGGCCAGTTTTTCACCATTTTCGGCCCTTTTTTCGTGTAAGAATTGAAAGATTTCTGACCAGTTTCAAATCAAAAGTGGGCAAATGGCCAGTTTTCAGACTAAAAGTGGCCAGCAAAACGCCTCAAAAATGATCTGCTACTAACAGTAATAGTAGCAGCTTTTGACTCATTTTTCGCTCGAATCCTGCTCTAAAATCGGCTACGTCCGTATTCTTCGATGCCCTTTTCACCTCAAATATCAAGCTCTAGTCAGGCCTATTTCTTAAAAAGCCCGCCGCTGGTAAGGCTGATTTCGAGGAGCCACCGGGACAAATTGGTAGCGAGGAGGGGACGAGCGAACCCGGCGATGAAGGGACATGCCATACTTTTTAGGCGGCACCCCGTTGCGCTTGGGCCAGAGTTCATCGCTCTCGGCTAGGCCACGAAACATATCCTGGAGCGCCTGTGCGACGTTTTCCATTGCCTGGCCAAAGGTATTCCAAGCGTCCGCAATCTTCTGAATAACCGCCAAAGCCTCTTCCATAGTCATCGGTCATCACCTCTCAAATATTGTTTTGGGATTTGGAAAAGCCTGCCCGCATATTGGTATAACAGCAGTTGAGTGCCCTTAACAGGTTGTCGATCCGAACCGTTCGGTCTACTTGAGTCTTAATCGTCGGCTCCGGCAACGGTAAATATCCAAGCGCCTCCATCTGCTTATGATCACAGGTGGATACATGCGGGCACGCCCTACATTTTGCTGCAAGTCTGGATAGTCCCATACCCATCACCTCCAAACCTTTCCGGAGCGCTTGTCCACCAGAACAATCCGCCCCTCGATCTCAAAGTCTGCCAGTTCGCAAATATCAAAGATGGCATAGAGCAGCTTATGGAACCGCTCCTCCTCGGCCTCGATATTCTTCAGAGCTTGGTAAGCTGTGGGATCTGAATAACCCTCTGCGTTTTTTCGATCATTCCAGGACAATTTTTCTCACCCCGTTCGTTCATGAATTTGATAAGCGATTGGGCATGCATATCGCTGATGCCGTATTTTTCTTGCAGTTTGGAGATGAACCAATCTGGGACAGGTTTTCTCCCGCATTCGATAGCGGACAGCTCGGCCGGTGAAATATTAAGATCCTTCGCCATATCATAGAGCAACATTGCTCGAACCAGGCGAATGTCCCGCACCATTCTTCCAAAAGCATCAAGTCCCATGGTCGCTCTCCTTATGCCATGCTTCGATGTCGACGCCAATTCGCTTTAGCATCTGCGTACAGAGCCAAATATCATCCTGGTCTTCCATCTCATACCGACTGACCAGCTCCTTGATACGGTCATGGAAGGCATCGTAATAAGTCCGAAGCCGCTGAGCCCCGAACCCGAACTGTTCATGCAGCACCCACAGAATGGTCGCGTCGATTTCGGCGATGTGTTTTCTGTCGTACTCCGCAAGCTCCTTCTGGATCTCGATATCCATCGCCTTTTTCTCTGCCGCAGTGAGCACGGCCCCGTACACTTTTCCTCCGGCTTTCTTGATATGCATAGCTGTGGCTCCCTCCCATAATCCAGTTTTCCTTGGCAAAGAATAAGGGGACAGCGAAGAACAGCATCAGCACTGTCGCAGTCGCGTCCCCGTCGAGAAACATCACAGGCAAAGAGAGCCCAATCAGCAGCAAAGCATAGAGCTTATTTTTCAAGAGTTCTCGTTTCCACATTTGGCACCTCTCCTTCCACAAATATCAATCCTGATCAGTACACGAAGAGATGGGAGTAGTGCCCCTTCGGATACTTCTTCTGGCCGCGGTAGTTTCTAGCCATCTTCTTACCAGTTACCAGGTTGATGGGATAGGCGTCGATGACGGCTCGCCAACTGCCGTAACCAATTCTGCGATTTACCTTAGAATATCCACGACGAACCATCTCGGCCTTGGCCATACTTCTCAGCAATTTGCGCATGATTGTATCCTCCTGTTCTTACTCAATAATCGGAAGCTCTGCCAAAATATCTTCCGGAATGTTTCCGCTCCAGACATAGGAGTTCTTGAGAATGTAGTTGTTGTAATTCGCGGCAGTACGGTTGGCCCGCATTTTCGCCTGGTCTGCCCAAGACCGCTGCTCGTCGCTATCGCTGTCCTTATACTGTTCATAGGTCAGCTTGTCGGCCTCATAAGAGGCGATCATCGCCCGGCAGCTATCTTCCACAGTTTTTCGGGTTTCGTAGTTCGTGGCGTCGTCAATCTTCTGATCCACATACTCCACTTGATTTCCGAGCCAGGTGTCACCCCAGCCCAGAAATATCAAGGAAACACAAATGAGGGCAGCCACCACGACCGCCCCCACAATGCTCAATGCTTTTCTCATGGCGTTACCCTCCGACTTTAATGACCGGATCGTCTACCTCAAAGGGGATGTCGGAGTAGAGATAGGTACCCGTCCACTCGACGTACTTACCATCCGGAGTAAAGAAGAATATCCCGGAATCGTTCTCTCCATAGGAGCCGTCTACATCGGCGATCCATCTGGAATAGTTGGATGAATACTCTTCACTATCCGGTGTAAGATAACTGTTCAGGCTGCTGACCTTGCCATCAACCACAAACCGTCCCACAACGCTCCCGCTCTCAGTAAAGAGCACAATATATCCAAGGGGCTTTTCTACCTGGCAAACCACGGCTGCCGCTTTTTCCCGTTGCCCGTTGACCCAATAGGCCCGACGGATCAGGTTATAGCGTTCCAGAGAGAAGTCGAGGTCTGTCGGCGTCGGCTGACGCTGTTGGAGTTCGCTCACGGTTTCAAGAGTGGAAACCGTGTCTTGACGCTGCCCACTGCTGTCACAGGCCGAAAGGGAGAATATCAATGCCACGGCCATCAACAAAGTAACGATTTTCTTCATTTTGAAACGTCCTCCTGTTTTTTTTTCTTATCGTGCTACCCCGGTGTTCTGCTGGAAATGCCGGCACTTCAGCTCTACCGGCTCAATCCAGGGAATATCACGGAGCCGAATCAGTCGGGCAGAGTTTTCGTCCTTTGTGGGGAGATGGACACTGACTTCGTCTGCGGCGTGCTGGGCCGCCAGATATTCCTCTTTATACTGGCATACGTCCTTATGGCTGCATCTGGTGCAGCAGGTTTCCTTTACTCCGAACATACGAACTTCCTCCTTATAGTTTTCACTAAGCGTTGCCACGTCTACGTTCATTTGGTGCAGCACCATTTGGAGCTCGTCCACCAAATATCTTTGTTCTGGATGAACTTGCTTGCGGGCTACCATCTGAGCCCATTCGACGACCGAGATAGGTGGTGGAATTTTCAACCCAAGTTCGCGAGCCAGCTGGTCGATGTGCTTTACCATTTGATAAGTAGGAGCTACAATGACAGCTCCTGTCATTGCGGATACCCAAATTAAATGGGTTGTCTTACCCGTCTGTCTCCCGGCGATATAAACTGTCATGGCGTTTCTCCACCTTCAATAGATTCAATGATGGTTACAGTGCCTTCAAACACCCCAAACTCGGACGATTGCTGAAACGTGTGCGTTTCCGGCTCCTCTCCCTCCTGCATCGGCCGGGTGAGATACCACAAAGAATCATCCTTCCAGGTGATCATCTCCAGTTTTTGACCGGGTTCCAGTTCCAAAGTCATGTCGCCGCCGAGGGAGCGAGCAACGCCTTGGTCACACCCAGTTAGCAGGCCCAACGACATAATGATGCATAAGAGCACGCTGGCATAAATGCGTTTCATGTTTTTCTCCTTTTCCGCCAAATATCAAGGCCCAATTTCAGCGATGGACTCTACGAAGCAGTTATAATAGGTATAACGCTTCCCCTCATAGTCAAAGAGCACATAACCGCCATCATTTCCCTCAATATCAATCTTTCCGGTATACTGCGCGATGATTTCTCCATCAGCCGTATAGATCGTCACCGTCCGTTCGAGCCCATTGTCCAAATTGCTTTTCTGATCTGTCAAAGCCCGCTGGCCGGACGCAGTATTCTGGAAGTACCAGCGCATGCCGAAGAACAGACCCAAAATCAGCAAAATGGCTACCACCACGCTGATAATCTTTCCGGGAATGTTCTCAATCAGATATGCGCCCCCAATACCAAAACACAGGACAAGAATTGCAAAGATGGCAAATATAACCCAGCCGCCGATTGTCATACTTTTTTCTCCTCTCCAACAAGTTTCTGATACAGTTCCTCAGCCTCTTTGCCTTGGAACTGATTGATGATCTGGACGTTATCCCGGGGTGCCTTTCGACCAACGATCAGCACCGCAGGATCGCCATGGCTATGGTCAAAGCCGACCAATATTGTGTCGAAATCTTTCAAAATAACCACCTCATAAAATCGTAGAGTAGTTTTATAAGGAAAATTAGGCCGAGAATAGCAAGAATGCCGATGGCATTGAATAGGGCACGTAAAATATCATCCCAGCCACGTTTCATTTCTTATCCACCCGTTTCGTCTTTCTCTCCTCGTACTCGGCCTTCTCAATGGGAACCATCTTGCCGCCCTCCTCTTTGAAGTAGCGGTTCAACTCGATCCGCTTATCATTGGGTGTGAGAATATAAAGGTAGGCGATGGTGTCATAATCCCCATTCTTGGGGTCCACCAGGAAGTCCTCGGAGAAGACACGATACTTCTTGGTCGCGGGCAGATAGGGCATGGTGATGGGGAAGAGTTTGTCAATGAGACGGGTCATCAGGCCGTTCGTAAAAGCCACATCAGGGGAATTAGCGTTGACGCCACAGACTCGGCCCACGTCGGAATAAGTAGTTGTGCCGTCCGATGCAATCGTCTTGAACAGGGATGACATGCGCTTGCATTGAAAATCCCGGCGCCCATCTTTGACGTCCATTTCCCCGGTTACCTCATTCCAAATATCCTCCGTATCCTCGATGGGCGTCAGGCACTTGCCGTCAATCAGGCGGTTAAGAATGCTCTTTGTGATTTGAATGCTAAACCCGGAGTGACCATCCTGCATTAGACTCCGATAGGCCCGCAGTGCACTTTCATAGCAGGCCACGCCATAATCCCAGTCATCCGTACCCTCCGAGGCCTCCCGCTCACTCTGGCAGGCAAGGGCGATCTCCCGAGCCGCCCAGTCATTTTCCTCCTCGGCCATATAGACCGCCCGATCATCCCAATACTCATTGGCAAATATCTTCCTGGTATCGCCGCCAAAGGCCTCGATGATCTCCGGCAAATTCGCATTGACCGCGTCCAGATGGATACCCTGCTCTTCGCAGAACTTTACCGCATCGTCCAGGGGCTTATCCCGCCGGTTGGTCCAGAGGATGACCTTGGCACCATTGGCCTGCTCCTGCTTGAGCCTGGAGATGGTCTTATTGATGGGATCACCGACCTTGGGAAACTTGTTCGTGGCCAGGCAGCCATCGAAGTCCACGGCGATGATCTTCGGCCGGGCCTCCTTGTTCTCCGTAGTTTCAACTGCTTTTACATTCATCTCGTCCATGTTTTTTCTCCTTTTCAAAAATATCAAGATGTTTTATAAGCCACGAAGTTGATTGATGGCTCTCTGTGCCGCCCCGTTTCCGTTATCCCGATCGTAGAGCCATTCTTCAAAACAATCGTCATTGCTCAGATCCACCTTCATGACGCGACCTTTGAGATAATCGAAGTAGGTACCCATTCTCAAAAGCTCTTCAGCCTCCTCCTCAGTCATCGGAACAGGATCGAAATGTAGAAACCCCAACCCTTGCGGCTTAGAAGCGTTATAAAGTGCTGCCAGAACAGCGGACTTTTTTAGACCCCTTGTATCAACCATAGCGATTTTCTCCTTTTCAAAAATATCAATCCGTAATAGTTAGTTCGTTGAGCGAAACTGTCGCCAAGGTGCCGTCCGGCCTCTTGATAATTGCCTTGTTTGCAAAGAAGCCAACACCGAGCTGTAAAATATCAACCTCTTCACGTCGCAATCGCTCACATTCGGCACAGGTTTCTGGGGTCATCCAGTCCATATCAACACAAGGAGAGCAACTTACCGATCTTTTATAAATCCCTTTCATGCCGCTCCTTTCCAGAAAATATAAATGCCCCGAACTGCTGTTACACAATTCGAGGCATTTCAAGTTTTCATTATTCGGTTTAATCAGAGGCTTTGAAGTTGTAGACGGGGCGGATGCGTTCTACAATGATTGCAGTAGGCCCGATTTGGGAAACGATCTCCTCTATGCTCTTGTAGGCCATCGGGGATTCATCCAGAGTGTCGGGCACTACGCAGGTCGTATAGACGCCCTCCATCTCTTTTTGGAATTCCTCCATAGAGAGGGTGTTGAGCGCCGCACGACGGCTCATAAGGCGTCCGGCCCCGTGTGGAGCAGAGCAGTTCCACTCCTCATTCCCTGTGCCAACGCAGATCAAGCTGCCGTCCCGCATATTGATAGGGATAAGCAGTTTTTCTCCCTTCTTGGCAGATACGGAGCCCTTCCGGAGAATCATGGCGTCCGTATCAATGTAGTTATGGATGGTGGTGAAAATATCCACCGCAGTAAGGCCCATACCTTCCAGGATGACGTCCACCATAGCTTTCCGATTGAGCACCGCAAACTGCTGCGTCAACTTCATATCGTGGATGTAGTCGTCGAACAGCTTGCCCTCCACATAGGCGAGGTCTTTTGGAATATCCAGTTCATGCTCCTTCTTCAGAGCCGTGATAGTTTTCTGGATCTCCCGGAAGCGTCCCTCAGCTTTGAGCTTTGCGATGGTCTCCTGGATCTGATGCTTAGCTCCACCCCAGAGAGCCCTGCGCCCTTCATTCTGATAGTAGTCGGCTATCTCCGTTCCGAGATGCCGGCTCCCGGAGTGAACGACCAGGAACAGCCGTCCGTCCCCGGCTTGGTCCACCTCAATAAAGTGGTTACCACCACCCAAAGAGCCAATGCTGTGAACCGCTCTGTCAAGGTTGACCTGGTCAGCGCATCGGAGCTGGGTCAAGTCAATCTCAGAGTTGAGAGAATGGGGAATATCACGGATTTCCCGGCCGAAGGGGATCTTCTCCCGGATCAGCGCGTCCAACTTAGCGAAGTCGATTTCGCGCTCGGACAGTTCTACTGTCTCCATACCGCAGCCAATGTCCACGCCTACCATGCCAGGAACGATTTTGTCCTGGATGGTCATGGTGGTGCCGATGGTGCAGCCCTTTCCGGCGTGCACATCGGGCATAATGCGGATTTTACAGCCTGCAAACTCGGGCCGGTCACACACTGCCTGAATCTGCTCCCGAGCCGCTCCTTCCAGCTCATTGGTATAACAGACGGCAGTATTATATTGCCCTTGAATGGTTATCACGATTTTTCTCCTTTCTTGCGAGATTTCGTCTATTCCACGATTTCAATGGATCGGATATCAGTTTCATTGAGTCCAGTCCATTCCCCAGGTTTTGGGCAGTTATAGACATTGATACCAGAAACCCCTTCCGGCTCGTTGTCTTCTGGGAAAATATAATCCTCGACAACGCCGGTCAGAACTTCATTGTCTGTGGTGACGATTCGTACTTGTTTCCCTTCGAGTGAGCGTTCAAGTTTCATCGTCATTCTCCTTTCTAATTGGGTAAATATGAGTGCCCGTTTTTGAATAGATGATCATGGCTCTGTCACTTCTGGTCTCATTGCCATCGACATCCACATAAGTACCAATGTCTTCTTTGGCGGTAATTCGTTCGCGATGCGACCATTTCCCATCCTTGCAGATTGGAGTTCCAGTTCCGGAGTATTCGTCGACCAGCTGCTGTGCAAAGTCAATATCTCCGTCGAGATAACTTCTTCCGGGCTCGTGATCACTTTTTGAATGCCGTTTCTGCTTATCTTTATTAACGGTTTGCGAAACCTCTCCGGCAGCAATAGAATCTGTCACTATTGTAGCAGACTTCTTGCTTTTATCAAGCGGATAAGGCGGCCCGTTGCGGACGCCCCACTTTTGGCCCTTGACGCCATGGTGAGCCAGGACGTTGAATCCAAGCCGGCCCCGGAGATCCCAAAGAATATCTTCCACTGTTTCCCGGGTTTTGGGGTGAAGTTTGATGTAGGCCTGGTGGTCGTCATACCAGGAGAAGATCTCACTTAGGTCGCCTTTCTCCCAGCTGAAGGCCCACCAGTCGCAAATCATCTCAATAATATAATTGTAGGGCATCTCCAACAGAACTTCGCCTTCACCGGGGTCATCATTGATCAGAACCCAGTGCTGCCAGTGGTGAGGGTTGCGGTGGATATGCAGCAGCCAAGCGTACTGGAACGCCTGGGCGACTGCATAGGAACGGTTCCCGCCGTAGAAGTATGCATCATAGGCCTCGTATTCATCCGGATTTGATTTGGAGGCGTCGTGCTCAAACTCGGTCTGCCAAGCGCTGTCCGGCCGCCCCTCAAAAAGCCACGGCATATTGGTGCGGAGCCAGTCATAGCCCTTTTTCACATTGGCCTTATGTCGTTGCAAATATAAATCATATTCTTGACTCATAGGAACCACCTTAATTCTTGATGCCGAGCTTCATCTTGGCCTGCTTGAGCGTGAGTCCGATAAAGCTCTCCGGTTGAAGACTAATGGGCGTCTTAGAACGGGAAACGGCCCCTCCATAATCCAGAACTCCTTGCGTTCCGTCATCATAGAGAAGCCGTAACCGGTCGCCCAAAATATCTTGCCGAACCATCTTAATTCTCTTTTGTGCCATACTGCCCTCCTCAAATCATACTTACTAGCTCCCAATTTTGCGCAAACGCCTTGGTAGAGGAGTAGGGGCAAGACTTCACAGCAAAGAGGTTGACTTTCCACTCTACCCACAGGAATTTCCCCTTGATGAAGATGCGGGTCTCATAAACTTCACCATTTTTCAACCCCATGGAGCCATCTTCTCCCACAAATCTCAGTTTCATCGCACATCACCTCAGTCATTCTTATCCTCATAATTGACAGGCTTATGAGAATTCAGGTTCATCGGATGCTCCAGGCACTCGTCGCAGGGAGGCTCGTTTTCCTCCAGTTTTTCATACTTGCAGGTTTTGCAATACTTGCCGAAGTAGACAAGCAGATCATTATCTCTGATAGGCATGACGGCACTCCTTAAATATCATTGGCGCTGCGATGTAGGCTGTGCTCGGAATCAAACCCGTCAGGATACCGCGCCTTGAGTTTGTCCACATTCATCTGGAAAATGGTCTCCAGGTCATAGCCAATGGCATCGGCACTGACAGCCAGATACCACGCGATGTCGCCGAGCTCCTTGGCCATGTGCTCCTGATCGAACTCGTGGCCCTGGAAAAGCACCTTCTTCATAATATCAATGGCCTCCCCGGCTTCGCCGTTCAGACCCATAAGACCTTCAAGCACTCGGATATAGGGGACGGGGTCGGTAGCGATGCGTGACTCTGTGCGTAATGCGAGGGACTGGTATTCATTGATTGTCATGGTGCCATGCTCCTTTTCACATGTGGTTGGTATGTTCTCATACGGGTGTTTTCTTGCAAGTTCATAAAGGATGATCCTTTGATTGATTGGCTCGACAATTTCTTCTAAAACCTGTTTTTCATATTGTGATTTCCAAAATCGTTCCCTTTTCCAAAAAGGAATCTTTCGGATCTCAGCCATTAGATCAATACAGGCCATCGCAGTGAGCATACTCCATCGTCCGTCACAGGCTCGCTCATTGCACCAGACTGTAAATTCCTTAAAGGTCAAATATCAGCCCTCCTTCTCTACAAAGCAAATGCCATCCTCGTATGGCACTTTCTCAAAACCATTTGGGAAGGCGCCGCCGTTGATAGCATGCGAAATATCAGTGGTATGTTGGCAGTCGGGGTAGTGACACCGGTCACCGCAGCGTTTGTGATCACATAGGTAGAGTACGACTTTGGGTTTGATCTTTGCCATAGCATGCCCCTCCTATGATTCGATAATTTTGAGGAAATCGGCCTTCGCCTTTTCCTTGATTTGCTCCCAAAGTGCCTCCGAAGCCAGTTCATGCGTCCAAACCGGCCGGCCCAGAAGCTTTTCAATATATTTGTGGACCTCGTCCATGCTACACATCAAAATGCCGGTGTAGGCAGAGAGGACGACCTTTTCATGGAGCGTCATCTTTGTGTTCCTCCTTTTCCGGGCGAAGCCGTGAAATATCAATATAGTTTGGACAGTGTAAAGCTATATCCATCTGCTTCGCAATCGTTTCATACATGAGAAGGGTGGGTTTCAGTGAACAAACTTTGTATTCCTGGGATGTCCATGCTCAGCTCTCCTTGATAACAGCGCTTACTTCCGAAACTTGATGCTCAGTCGGGCCGTATCCCTCCGTTTTGCTTTTAATCGTCAAGCATACATTGGCCCGATCCACGTTGAAGTGGTCTGCGAGGGCCTGGATAATATCTTGTTCATTTAGGCGAAATAATTTTTCCATCGAATCGATCCCCCCCCCTTTTTTTTTCAAAATATAAAAGAAGAGAGCCCACGTTTCCGTAGGCTCTCCCCTTGGTCGAGGTTTAGAACTTCAGCTTTTCATTGATTTTGCGAATTTGTTTCTCGACCTTTTCCTGGATTTCGGTGTTCCCGGCCTTGACCGCCAGATCCAGGACCTCCTGCCAGTCTTCTAACTGGTCGAGGAGCATTCCTTTGTACTGGTTATCTGTCATGCCCATGGAATCATCACCACCATCCAGAAGGCGAGAATTGTTGTGCTCAGCCATAGCTTACAACCTCCTTCCATAATAGGAGCTGCGCTTTCTGCGCATGGTCGATATGGGACCTTCAAGTTCATCATATCATGCTGCTCCGGAGGGTGTCAATCGGCGGCTATGTTTAGCGCCAGAACAATAGGTAGAGGATCATAATGGAAATCTGGACCTTTAGCACAAATATCCAGAAATCTGCGAGTTTTTGAAGGAGCCACCAACAGCAAGGATGTCGTTTCGTCCAAACCTGTAAATGCTCCTCTAAAATATCAAGTCTGTTTTTCACCCCTAACAATCCTCTTTCATCGAAACTACTTCAAGGCGGATAACGCCGTTGTATAGAGGTTCCGCTTTGAGAAGTTTGTACTTTTCCCCATTCCAATCAACAGTCGAGCCTGCTGCATAAGGCCTTGTGTCTTGAAAGCGAACGTTCTGTATGGGATTTCCGTCAAGATTATAAAACTGCTCCATGCTCCAACACCTCACCACTTAATGTCGCAGGCACCGTCCGAACAATTCTCAGAAGACGTATCTTCCTCAAAGATATGGAACGACTTTCCTTCCTGGGTTGCCTTCATGAGAGCATCCCATGTTTCAGCATCCACATCCTCCCTTCGGATTCGGAACACAGCACGTTCGGCATTCTCATGGCCGCTGTGCATCTCATAAAACTTATCCCACTGAGCATTCAGTTCCTCACGGACTCTTCGCTTTGCCTCTTCCATAATTTCATTGCTAATGGGAATATCTTTGAGGCTCGGACCGGTAATCAGCTCACTGTACGGCAGTTCTTCAATCCAGTCACAGAAGATATGCCACTCGTCGAGCTTGTGGTTGCGCCGGCTCTTATAGATATTGGCCAGCACCTCATAGTTGAGCATGACCGTCCGCCGCTGGTTGTAAGAGGAGGGAAGGAGCTGGATCATCTGCCACCAGTATTTCTTGTCTTTGGTTTCGAGATATTTCTGACGATAATAGTTTAAGAGATTGATCGTCAGGTTCATGTGCTGTAATCCGCCGCAATTTACGTTAGGAGCACATTCCAAAACCGGCCCATCGACTTCATTGCAAAAATATGAATCATAATCAATCAAATGCTCGTGACTAAAATCCTCCAGCGTAAACTCCTTCGCCGCGATCTTGTGCATCGTCGAGCAAGAGTTCGCAACTGTCCCAACCTTGTATGTATCGAATTCCTTCCACCAGTACAAAGCCCCAGCGATGTCAACGTACACGGTAATCATCCGCATGAACTTCCGGTGATCCGTCCCAGCATTCCGCAGCCGTTTCATCAGGTCGAGGTCATTGGGGCCAATCATAAAACGATGCCCGTTAGTTTCCCACCGTTTATTACATTCGTCGAAGTAGACCGAAGCATGGTATAAATTACTATCACTCTTCTCCCAAGAGTTCATCGGGTTGCGCATCCCACGGATGGCGTGCTCCCAGCCCAGAACCTCAGTGTTTTCAATTTTCAGCATTGTCTTCTCCTTCCGTATCATTTTCTATCTTGCTGACCATCCATCGTAAAATATGCGTCATGGCGAACTCGAACCCCGGTTGACCCCCGTTGAGATAACGCATTTCATCGAACGTAACCATTCTGTTAAACTTGTGCCACTGTTTGTTGATTCGTCTTTCCAGACGAATATCAATGACACCTAGCGTCACGACATATCGCCAAGACACCTCATACCCTTTTTCTCCAAGCTCCTTCAGCAGTTTTTCAAGCATTGGATTCTCCCTTCATCTCCCGATGATGTTTCGCCATCTCTGCCAGCAAGGCATTCTCCTCATCGCAGAACTTAATTTTCGCAGGATCGACCCGTCGGACACCGTCCGTAAACTCCACAATTCCATAGACCTGTCCAATCTGACCTCCGGGATGACCACCCCGCAGTGGGCTCGCGTCTATTATATTAGACCAATGCTCCCAGCAATGAAAATATCCAAGCTCGCCATTTACCTCACAGAGCCTGGTTTCCCATTTGATTTCACAGTTTAGTCCCGCCATTATTTTCTCCTTTCATCTTCGCATTCCACTTTTCGATTGCCTCTGCTTTGGACTTCCGTGATCTCTCCAAAGAGACGGTACAATCCGGACTAATACATCCACACAGATATCCATCACGTGAGTGCCAAACATGTGCCGGGTGTCCGCATTTGCAACGAACAACCACCATCTGTTCGCTCATCACGCACCCTCCTGATTTCCGTTCTTATGCCCATACAACAAAGCGGCAAGAAACGCTTGCGTCAACCGCATGGCCTCTTCCGGAGTCGCTCTGGCCGCTAAGGTACTCCGATAAAAGAGCAGCGTCGTCTCGGCCATCGTACCAATGGCACTGATAAACTCTTGTAGTTGCTTTTTATCCATTTACAGTTACCTCCTGGATAAAGAAAAGACCATCCCCAGCGACGAGGATGATCTAATCGTATTTCTGTTCAATTTGAGTAGGTCTGCTCAAACTCCTCCAAAATATCAAGGAATTCCTGGGGAAGATACTTTGCGGCCTTCTGCCACAGGTCATCCGGCACACCGTAATAAGTTCCGGCGATCCCTCCGGTAATGGCCGCAATCGTGTCGCTGTCCCCGCCAAGGGAAACCGCTATCCGGATAGCGTCCTCAAAGTCTTCAGACTCCAGAAACGCTTCGATTGCCTGTGGAACAGAGCCCTGACAGCTTGCGTCAAAGCGGTACTTGGGGCGGATTTCGTCAATGGTGAAATCCAAAGTATAGTACCAGGTCTGCACCAACTCCCGAAGAATCTGTTTCGGCAGTGAGCTTCTAGCCCCAAAAGTGACAAGAGCAGTCGCTTCAGCGCCTTTCATTCCTTCTGGATGGTCATGACTCACTTTAGTTATTGCATCGGCCAGATTGATGCATTCCTGCGCCGACTTTGCCACATAGGCCACCGGACTGACCCGCATAGCAGAGCCGTTCCCATAGCTCCAATAGGGCTCCGGCGCTTTCTCATGTAGCCACAAGTAAAATATCTGTCCGTACCCGGCGTTGGGATACTTTTGCCCGATTTCCTGCATACACCAGACAGCATGGTTGCTAAGATTGGTATAGTCTCCCTTGCATTCCAGCAGGGCCTTTGCAATGGCTACTGTCATAGCCGTGTCATCCGTAAACCGGCACTGATCGGTGAACAATTCAAACTCTTTGGACTTGTGGTTATGTCGCTCAAAACGGGAACCAACAATGTCGCCGATAATTGCTCCGCGCATGTGTTTTCACCTTCTTCTCTGATAGAATATAATAAGGCGGGGTTACTTGTCAATTTCCAGAATGTGTGCCGCGATCATGTCGGCCGTATGCGTCCAGAGCACATTCGGACACTCATGAATGGCCCGGGTATAGTCATTCCACTCCTTCTGGTCCACAAAAGCGCCCATATGATAGTGGATACACAGAATTTCCTCCATAGTCAGCTGCAAATATTGGGAGAGCAGCATGACAGATTTATTACCATGCCCCTTGAGCAGCGTATCGGGTTCATACTCCCAGCGGCTTTCATCGACAGTACGAAATTCCACACCCGCCGGGTAGAGCGTGTCTCCAAAAGGATGCCGATACTGGTCCTGTTTACAAATATCATGGAACATTCCTACGATATAGGGAGACTCGGGGCGCTGCCACCCCAAGTCATTATCTTGGGTGAGGGTGACCAATGCGGAGGTTACATTGTAGCTATGGTCGAACAGACCGCCCTCGTAGGCGCCATGATACTTCGTGCTCGCTGGTGCAGTAAAGAACCCGCCCTCTGTCAGCTTCTCAACGATGTTCTGCGGAAACAGATGCAGAGCAGGTGCCATGCGATCGCGAAAAGCGCAAATACGGTCTTCAAGGCTGCCAAAACCTGCTTTATGGTTAGATTTTTCATCCATCGTTATTCTCCTTTATCAATCATAGCTTTCTTGTTTTCCAAGTTCTCGAAGCTGGACAAAAGTCGGAAACTGGAGGCTACGAAGACCTGTTCGGCGATCATAGCTTTCATCCTTATACTTTACCTCGATAACGCGACCAATTAAGTTCAGGCCGTCATCCCAAAACTTTTTTCGCTGATCGTCTGTCATCCCCGAACCAACCCGTAAGTAGTTGTTCTTATAGCGGACAACAAATGCGCCCAAAGTTCCAGATAACCGACCGGTTCCTTCTTCAAGATCTACAATTTCGAGGTCTACGGTATAGAACTGTTTCACTTTAAGGATGCCATTATGCCGCCTTGTAAAGTATTTGCAGTTCCGATTTAGCATCAGCCCCTCTTTGCCTTCGGCAATCATACGATCCAAGCATTTAGAGATCATGGACATGTCGTTCCCGGTATATAACACATCCACAATACGAAGATTTGACAAGTTTCGCCTCTTTATCCTTTGCTCCAGATCTTTTAGCTGCTCTAAGCGATCTCGATACCGCAACTTACTCTCGCCGCGAAGAAACTCAGCCTTTGGCAAAATATCAAAGATCACCAGTTGGATTTGCCGTTTGTCGCCATCCTCCTGGCTGAGTATTCCGGTCGTTAGCCGAAAGTTTTCATTGTCGGAGACATGCTCCGCATTTTTATGAATCAGCTCTCCGTCAATAACCCACTCGTCTGAATTAGGGATAAGCTGTTGAATATCTCCCAAAATGTGTTCCAAACCGATGAACTCTTTTCCTTGTCTGCTGATAAGCTTTCCCTCGAAGTAAGTTCCACGAACCCCATTTAGTTTCTGGCTTAAACTGAACCACTCATTTTCATTCATCTTCAATTTTCCGATTTGATAGGCTTGCTGCACTTCCCACTGGGGGATGAACTCATATCCGAATGCGTCATTAACAGTTTTGGCATCACATCCGATACGAATGGTTTTTGCGATGATCCCGATATAGAACATCCGCAATTCGGGGTTCACATCATCCAAATAGGCTTGGGTATTTGCCAAAACATCATCGGAGCCCGTGTGATTTTTCCGAACATACGTCATCAACTCATGAAACGAATGGAAGTGAACTGATTTTTCGACGGACACAACTTTTCGGATTTTCTTCTCAGAAATGCCCGTAACAAAGAAGGGATTCAACAGATAGTCTAAGAATTTTTTGATGTTTCCATCATCGCGCTTTTCAGCCAGGAGTTGCTTTTTAACCTTGATGGAAGGTGTATTGGCTAGTAGATCAAAGAACTTCTTTACTTCGAGATCAAGCTGTTGTTTCAAAATGTTTTCCTCCTTTCTTCAAAATATAAAAGGAGACGTTCGGTGTCTCCCTCCATAATACAACCTGAAAATTACGCGGCCATTGGCATCGGCTTTGTGGCCCAGCCTACGAACTTGCCTTCATTGAAGTTCTTCTTCTTGGAAAGAGCCTTGCTGATGGCAAGGTCGATTCCGGAGAAACTCTTCAAGTGATAGTAGTTTAAGTCTCGATATGGCGTGGTCAGCCGGTCAATCCGTCCAGCCGCCTGCGTCGCTACCTTGTAAGAATATTGCTGTGAGTAAAATATAATGGTGTCCGTAGTGATACAGTTCCACCCCTCACATCCGGCAGTGTATTGGACGAGGTACACCCACTTGTCTCCGGTGGGGATTTCCTGATGCTTGTGTCCATTCCACTCCGCAATCTCTGTCCCCTCCGGATACCCGAGAGAACGCAAAATATCCAGTTCGTAGTCATAACTGTAAAAGATGATGGCTTTGGGGTGATCCTCCAACAGCTCCAATACCGCAACTGCTCTGGACTCGTCCGAATTGGTTACTCTCCGAAGTGCCATGCACAATTCCGCCGCCGTTTCAATCGGCCGATCCTCCCATGGGTTCCATCGGTTCCGCATGATGTCTTTGTACTTGGAAATATCATATGAGACCCTGACATCTTCATGGTGGGAAACCGTTTGGCGCTTGAAGTCCATAGTCACCAAGATCTTATCCCGGAGCCGAATCAGCCGGCCGGTATTGCGGTAGCTGTCGATCTTCGGATACTTGGCCCGCCAGTCATAGATCACATGCTGATCCACAAAGTCGGTCTTATTGCGATAGAACCCATTGGCAATGAAGACTGGAATATAATCCTGCCAGGTGTCGCCAGGCGTGGCCGACAGCAGTATCCAGTCATTGGACTTGACGATTTTGAGGAATGCCTTGGTCCAGGCTCCATAGCCAACCACCCGCTGCTCGTCAAATATAAAGAAGGCGTTCTTGACGTCCACATACTTGGTGATGTTGTTCCAGGAGTCAATGACCACTTTATTCTTGTAGTAATTGGCCTCTGGAGTGGGGGAGAGCAGGAATGGAGCCAGGTCACCCTGCCATTCACAGGTATCCCGCTTGCGCGCTGTGGTGATGATGTAAAGGTCTCTGGGGTTCTTCATCGGAATGTAATCGTCCGTACCCAGCTGACCACCCTCTTGCAGATAATAGTAGGCGAGGCCGGTCCTGGATTTTCCAGAGCCGACCCCGCCGCAGAGGATGCACCCATTTTTCATCCGGTCCAGGGCTTCGCGCTGATAGTCATAAAGCTGGATCGCCACAGGGCATCACTTGTCCTCTTTCTCCAAATATTTATCCACCCACTTCTTGATAACGTCGAAGTAGCTGTACTTATTACCAAGGGCTTTCTTTGCGATCGCCATGGCCAGACCTTTCTCCGGGTCAAACTCGTCGTAGACCGCCTTTACAAATGTTTTCGTCCCATCCGCCCATACAACAATGGTAAGCGGTCTGTTGAATATCACATTCCGAATCTTCGGGACACCGAAGCTTTTTAATGCTTCCGTCATAGCAATATAGGCCGCCGGCGGCTGATTCATTTCCTGAACCGACTTGTAGTAAATCCTGCTTTTAGAACGCGGAACGAAATTGCTCTTGGCGACGCAGCCTACGCAATTCCAACTGCCAAACTTATTGTCATATATGCAGTCATCACATGAGACCATTTTTCCGTTGGTATTCATTAGTTATCTCCTTTCTCGAACAAATCCATAAATTTGCGAACCATCCTCCTTGTATGCCATACGTCAGAGAAGTACATAGGCGTAAACCAGTAGTTCTCCAGACTATCGCCATAGGTCATTGGTTCGGTGAGAGAGTTACCAACTTTGACATAACCGGCAACTCCGAGCAAAGAAATTTGAAGGTAACACATCAGCGCTACCAATTCTTCAATATCCTGCCCGGTAACCAGAATGTGGTTCTGAAAGTTCAGTCCCACATCTTCCAATTTGCGACGGGTGGAATTGATTGCCGCGATTAGGTTTGCACCCGCGCCGCAGCAACAGTCGTTGATGGAAACATACCCTTGATTCTCAATTTGCTGAACGAGGTCGTCCATCGTGAGATCCGCCATCAGTTGGCACACATGGTATGGCGTAAATATCTGTTTCAGCTCCTCGTAGTCGAGGCGTAGATCCATGAACATCTCGCCGAGGAAGTCCTGCTCCGGGTTCTCATCCAGAGCCATGACCACTTCGGCATAGAGCTCAGGGAATATATGCTGCTGAGATTTTTCGTATTTGTTGATCGTATCCAGATACCGTTTCTCCCGTTCATCATAGTGGGTTTTGTCTACGGCATTGGACATTGCGCAGGCCGACATGACGATGAAGTCTCTCCAAATATCAATCGGACGACATCTTGGAGAGAGTAGCTGCCGAAATTTAACGCGAAACTCGTAATAGTGCTCGCTCTCTCGTGTCGACGGCCTGGATGGAATATACTCCTTCTTGACGGGATGAGCTGATTCCAACATCTGCGTAATGGGCGTCGCCTCTTGCTTTGCCCGGGATGCCGGAACAGCCATCGGTGGTTTCCAAGGCTCCTCCATAGGCTTTGGCCTCGTTTGTACCCTCGGTTTAGGCTGGGGAGGCTTGGAATGTTTCTTGGATTTTCCCTTCCGGGTATTTTTCCAGAATGGTTTCATCCCGCACCCTCCATTTCCCGAACTCGGCTAAAGCCGGCAAAAATTGCGGCCCCGATTTGGCTTCTTTCTCCGTAACAGTTGTGAGCAACGGAATAAGGAACCTGTTTTCTCAGGTTCGGTGATCTGAAAAATGGGTTCGCCGCTCCAATGCAGATAACCTCGACCTTTTCATCTGGTATCTCGATCGGAGTCAGCAATTCTTTTGGCATTTCAGTCTTTCTGATAATGCCGCCGCATCCCATGCAGCGGTACATGGGTAAATACTTAGCCACGATTTTCTCCTTTCGTGTGTAAAAACGCTTACGGATATACTCCGTCTTCGGTTCGGAAGAGGCCGATGACCTCTTTGTCGATAAACTCTGCCGCGATACTAAACACGTTCCGCATCTTTGCGTCAAAAGAGGTGCATGCGTAGCCATATAGCTTCAGTGCAAAGCGATAGACGACGTCCTCAACGGGATTGTCCGGATCTTCCACAATGGCTTTCGCCAACTCCGAAATCGCCCATCTCTGGATGCACCGTTTCTCAAATTCCTTTTCTTTGTCTTGAGCATATCGGCGCACCATCAGACCTTCTTTGATGTTGTTGCGTAGATTATCCGGTTCGGTATAATCCAAAAATGCGTACAAGCCATCGACAAATGCTTGACGTTCATGCATAGTGACACCTCTGTCTCGGGGGGGGTAAGAGAGCGCCGGCTATCTCCTTATTCACCGACGCTCCCTTTAGAGTTTTATTATCGAGCCATCTATGATATAGTTGAGGCATCCCGAAGAAAGGAGGAGCTCAGCATGAGTAGAGGACCCGATTTTTCCTATCTGAACGAAAACGGAAAACGTGTCTCTGGTACCGCTGCATTTTTGCATTACGTCTTTACAGAAATGGGCGGTATCCAGAACTACAATGATGAAGTCGGCAAGGCGTATATCGCCGAATTTGTGTCCACACACTCCGACATCATCAATGCCGGTCTCGAATATCAGGCGCGGAAAAAGCGTCTGAAACTGACCGGGTAGTCTGACGACTAAAAAGAAATTGGGAGAAAGTGACCGCTTTCTCCCTTTTTCTTATTGTCCTCTATGTGCACTTACTCCTCCGGATACTCTTCGCCGGCATACTTCTCGGCGAACTCGTCCTCCTCGATGGTGACGTACATAGACCGCAGATAGGCCTTGACGCCCCGCTTTTCGTTCTTGGTGCCCTCCTGGATGACCCAGTTATAGGGGCGGATGGTCAGATCCACGTTCCGGATCTCCGCGAAGTCAAGAACGTCGATGGACTCCTCATCCAGCTTAGTCTTCTTCTTTTTCCGCTCAGGAATCACGTAGACCGTGGGCGGGATGTTCTCAAAGCTGACCGCCACCTGAAGGTAGTAGCGGGGCTCCTCGCCCTCCTCACGGGGAGGACGCTCCCGGATGTTCCAGCCGTCATCTGCCAGTTTCCGGGCATCCTGAGGATCGTCGATGTAGACGCAGAAGTTGCGCTGACCGGCGCGATTGTACTTGCTCTCCCGCCCGGAGAAGTTCCGAAACAGCAGACGAGCATTCTCGATCACGAGGTTGTCATTTACTCTGGGATTAGCCATAATCAAAATCTCCTTTTCAAATCTTTGATTTCTTGTTCGAGTTTCTCGATGCGGTTGATAAGACGCCCCTCATAGGCCATAGCCAAGAAAGCCATCAAAACTGCCAATACGACATTGACCACACACCAAAACAGGCGGTCTGTGGCGGCTGAGATGAAGGCAGACACAACATTGAATCCAAATATAATCAGAAGAATGGTCATGCCGTCACCTCACGTCAAAGGGTGTCGTGTCATTCTCATGGGGTTCTCCGGCGCCAAACCAAGGAGGGGTGTCATCCTCGACTTTCACATAGGGATCATCCGAGACAAACCACTCAAAGTCGCCATACTTGGAAATATCCGCAACCGCGGCGTCCACCATGGCGTCGTAGTAGCCCCGGTCAATGCCGTCCTCCTTTTGGAGTTGCTTGACCATTTCGGACTCCAGCCAGCGATAGCCCTTGGCGCCGCCGGCAGAGGCGTAACCCTTCTCTCCGGTCTTCTTGTCCACGACCTCCCGCAGCAGCAGACCACCGTTGCAGCCGGGTTTCATGGGACAAAAAGAGCCGACCTTTCCCACGAAAATATAATTGTGGCCCTGCTCGATCTTGGCCTTCAGATCCGCAACCACCTCTTCATAGTCGAGAGGATACTGCCCATGCTCGTCCGGCCACTTCTTCCGCAGAGTCTCCAGTTCCTTCTCGTATCCCGAAACGTCCGGCAAGGTCTCGTTCGTATCCAAATATAATGCGCTGGTGACCGACTTGGTCTCGCATATGTCCTCGAACACGATCTCCTCCTTGGAGAACAGTTTCTTGAACACATAGGGGATCTGGAACTGGGTGCCTGTGGCCGTCCACTCTCCAGGGTGCTTTCGGATGTCACCCGGAATATAACCGTAGGCGTCCTGACACTTCTCCGCCGTAGCATACTTGGCGATATAGACGGCGTTGTTTACCAGGCACATGCGGTCATAGGTGGCCTCATGCTCAAAGACATAGCCGTACTTCTTGCCATAATCCATGACGAACTGGATAATCTCCGGCGTCGCGTCCGGAATCTTGATGGAGTCCGTCTTGATGTGGGCAACAGTAAAGCCCCGTTTCTGGACCTCATGCTTGAGGTTGACCATGAACAGGGCTCCGCGCTTGGCGACGATATTATCTTTGTTGCGGGTATCCCGGAAGGGATTCTCGAAGTTGGCCGAGGTCAGACCATAGACCGAGTTGATGGCGATCTTCAGTGCCTGAGCCAGAGCGTCCGCCGAACCCTCGTCTGTCAGATACTTGGCCAAAGCGCCATTCAGCATCTTCTTGGCCTTGTCGAAGTTCTTGTGCTTGATCTCCACCCGGGCGTCCTTGATCTCCTGGAACCGCTTGGTGTACTCCGGGCCGAACAGCTGCTCCGCGATGATGCTGCTGGGATGCATGGAGGCAATGTCCAGCAGAGCGATGTCGCCGTACATACCCGGTTCAGCATAGACGTAACCGCCCTCGCCCACCTCCTCGCCCCGGTAGATGGACTTACCACCCTCGAACTTATAACCAGGGAAGATGGGGCGGCCCTTCTTATCGAAGACCGTGAATTCATCAAACTCCGGCTTGCCCATGGTGAACGGCAAACCTCGGAAGGGGTCATCGATTTGGGTCACATCGCCCATGTTTCGATAATTGAACTGGTCCTGAGGGTGCTTGTTGCCGCCAAATATAATTTTGGTGGTCAGGGAGTTGGTGGTGTCATTCACCGTCATCCCGGCCACGTCAGCCAGAATCTCCCGAGCCACAAAGTCGGCCTTCCGGGCGTTGAACACCGCCTCGGTGGCGATCACGTCATTGTCGCAGTATTCCGCGACCTTCTGCCACATGTTCTCCGGCACCGGCTGATCCCAGGGAAGGCCCAGTTCCTGATGGTGAAGTCCCAGCTCAATTTCCCATTTCTTCAGGCTCTGCTTAACGGAGCAGAAGTCATACACGTCCGTATAAGAGACGTTATACGCCTCCCCAAAGAAACAGTTGTTGCTCCGGGCCTTCTTCTCACTGCTGATGATCTTCTGGGAGAGATTGTAGAGCTGTTCATTGGTGTAGCCCATTAGTCGGGCGTACAGGATATGATTGTCGTACCTCCGGCAGTTGAACCCTACCAGACGGAACTTCATCAGTTCTTCAATTTCTGTGGGCTTGGGATTGATCATCCGCACCACAGTCTGGCCGGGGCCTTCGATCTTCCAGTTCACCAGGAACAGGTTTGGGAAGACCTCCACGTCATAAAACACTAACTTGGCCTCGTCGTTTTTCACCGAGGGGCCGTCTTCGGCGGATTTGAACGGCATCTTGTTCACCAATTTGATGCAGTATTCCGCCTGGTTGGTGCTGTTGGCCGCGAAGGCCAGGACGGCGTTGCGCATGTCGGTCACGTCATAGGTCAGACCGCTCTCATACGCATCCGTCAAAATCTTGTAGATAAAGTCGATTGAGGGCTTAGTCGCCGGATGGATCTCCTTATTCAAATTTCGCTTGATCTGAACTCTAAGCCCTTTCTCGCTTTGAATGACTTTGGAATTTACCACGTTGTTTTCTCCTTTCAACGGTAACCCAGAGCTTATCGTAGCGATAGGCAGGTCGTTGCATTTTGACAGTTTGCGGCGCAGCGAACTGTTTCCGGTGAACACCTTGACCTCGATGTGGTCATCATAGATCCGGCTCAACCGGGTAGGGTCTCCGGAATAAATATAATGCAGGTGGATGCCGCAGCCGCTCTTACTCACCTCCGCATAGGTCGCCGGCCACTTGCTCGCCTCCTCCAAATTCCGTTCAAAGGATTTTCCACCCTTCTCGTCCGGAATATCAAAGTCGATGACGATATGGTTCTCCGACAGTTTGACATAGTGAAGTTTTGTGGTGTCGAGGGAGGACAGCTTGGTGGTGACCTTTTCCCACTTTCGCCGGGGCGTACCCTCGTCATTGGCATACTGGGCCAAGCAGTCGGCGCAATCCCGGTCGAAGGCAGAGGCCTGGCCCTCCACAAAGTTGATGATGGGATGGGAGGGTTTCTCAGCCACCGGTTTTTCCTCCGGAGCCTGCTCCTCGAACTTCTCCGTCCGAAACCCGCTGTAATAGTTCCGAACGCGGGAGCCGTCTCCCAGGCTGAACCGCTCCTCGTAGCTCCGGAAGTAGTTCTTCAGCTCCTCCTTAAATATCATGCGGGAAACCGGGTAGGGCACCTTGGCGTCATCGCAGTAGGTCTTATACATCTCCCAGGCCGACTTCAGCGATACCCCGTCCTCCTTCTTGAACACATGATAGGAATCCACCACGAAGTTGTAGAAATCATTGGAGGCCCCCATCATGGAGATAGGAATATAATCGTCGTAATAGTCCGGGTCCTCCAGATACACCTCCTGGCAGTGATAGGCAATGCCGCCCAGTTCAAAGGGGATCTGCTTGGTCAGCGTCCGGTACTCCGCCGGGGGCACCTTGTCTCCCGTGGGGGTCACATCGATCAACCGCCGGATGATGCCTGACTTGGCGTCCGTGATCTTCACAGGCTTGTTGGTGCCCATGATCAGAAATGCCTTGAACCGGTTGGAATAGGCCGAACGAAACTTTTCGTTGACCGTCATCATCTCATGGGAGACCAGGCTGTTGATCCGGGTGTTGTCCTCAATACGGGAAAGGTCACCATCATGCTGGATCGCCACCAGCGGATTGGACCGGAATGCTTCCAAAGCGAAGGCGTTGCTGGAGGAACCCAAATCCTTGGCATTGAAACTGGTGTAGTAGCCCTCGAAAAGCTGCTGGATCACATTGATGATCGTGCTCTTTCCCGTTCCCACCGCACCGTAGAACACCAGGAATTTCTGAATCCGCTTGGACTCCCCGGAAACGATGGCCCCGATGCTCCACTCGATTTTGTGGCGCTCCTCGGGAGAATATAATGTGGATACCAGCTTGTCCCACGCCGGCGTCTCTCCCGGCTCCAGGGGATAGGGCAGGGACTTGCTGGCATAATCGCGCTTTCCCGCTTTTGTGTTGGAAAATATCAGTTTCTCGTCGAGCATGTGAAACTGGTCTTTCATCTGTTTCTGGCAATACTTGTGCCAGGTGTCGATCATACCAGTCTCCGCGTCCCACATATGAAGAACGCGAACAGTACCGTCAAAGCGCTTGCGGTTCTCTTCTGCGTATTGGTCCAGTTCACGGTCGATCAAGTCGACCGCGTCCTGTTCATCAGTCGACCATATTCCCCGTTCGTCAATCCATATTGCATAGAAGTCGCCGCCTCTGATCATGAGGTCGTTACTTTTCTTGATGATAAACTTGGGATAGATCTCGATGACACCGCGTTTTCCGCTGCGCGTAGAAATCATCAAGAAGTCCAGCATTGGGCCGATTACTCTCCTTCACCATACTCCAGCTTTTTCACCCTGACGGAAAGCTGATAGACCTCTTCCTCCTGTTTCCGCCGCTCCATCTCCGCCCATACCGCATAGCCAAAGGCGGCGATGGCGAGCACGGCGATGCTGCGGTTCCTCCGTGTCAGCTTGGTCAGCCGCTTCTCCAGGACACGGCAGTTGTGATTCAGCAGCTCCGTCAAGTCACCCAGGGTGCTCACCGGAACAAATTGCCCTTTCTTGCCCATCTCAAATGCTCCCTTCTTTAATGATTTCGCTGAGGTAGTAGTTCATCTGATACCAAATCTCCGTGCGCCGCATGTCACGGCCGTTGTTGACGGTGAAGAGACCGCCCTCGCCATTGCGTTCGTACCCTCGGTCCAAGAACCGTTCCAGGGTTTCGTCGACAAAATATCTGTCGAATTTCCGGTCCTCCATACCGCCGAGCCCAAGGCTCACCAGCATGCTCCAGAACCACTGTCCGGTCCGGTCGCCCACATCGGGGTCATCCATAATGTGCTCCTCACACCGAATGGAGAGGGCGATCATCATCTCCAAAATACTGCACGGCCGGTCGTCCAGATAGGACGCAACCATGGCATCAGAATATAAGTGCTCGCGACCGAACCGATATCTAAGGTCGATGCCGTCTTCGGCCCGGTTGCCGTCCATCGGAATCGTATAGGTAAATTCCGTATCGTACAGCCGGCTAAACAGCTTACGATAGGACTTGTTAGAATATCGGTCATCGACCACGAGCTGATACATCCAGTCAAAATACTGGTCAATCAGTTCATCCCGGGTCAAATGTCAGACCTCCCTTTCAAATCTTCGGAGGAAGGGTACTGCGGAACTCTGCGTAACTGCGAAGATCTCTTAGGATCTCATAGTCACACCGCTTGGGGTCACTTCGGACAAAGACGGAGTCCTCTTCATACTCTCCGAAGTGGTTCAATGCGTCGCCGACGATCTCCTCCGGCTCGTCAATGATGACGCCATTCTCGTCGGACAGGATGCCGTCGTCAAAATAGGTCAGGCTGATCTGGGTGTACCCATCCATCTCTCCAAACTCCTCCGGGGAGATGACATAAGGCGCCTCCACCTCATGCTCAGGCGGTTGGGGCACCGAAGTCCTGGAATACTGCGTCCGATTGACCATCTTGGCATAGTCATTCAGATCGCCTTTTTCCTGATGCTTACCCGACGCTACAATAGTCTGGGGCGTCTCTGTTTCAGCGGTATCATCCGCAACCTCATGGAGGCGCTTGTTCTCCTTGAGGTCGGCGATCTCGTTCATCAACTTCTGCTCCCGCTTGTGGAACGCTTCCTTGATGGAGAAAATATCATTTTCCACCGCGTCGTCATACCGCTTTTGGAGCACGGTGAAGGCTGCAACTCCACCAACAGCGACCCCGGCGAGAAACGCCAGGGCAGTTCCAAGTTTACTCATTGTAGTCATCCTCCTCGTCCCGAACGCTCATCACCGTAATGGCAAGGCCCCCGAACAGCAGTGCTGCGCTGATCAGGAGCCCTCCGGTAATGTGGCGTTTCCTTCTTGTGTTGACCGCGTAGTCCAGCATGGACACCAGATTTGCAAATCTCTCCATGCTCACTGCCTCCCGGACGAAAGAATGGTGACGCCGCCAACCAGGCAGAGCCCTGACACGGTCGCCAGGGCGTAGGACAGCAAGGTTTTGAGACAGTTCTTCATAATGTGCGCCTCCTTTAATCATAACTGGAAAAATAATGCGCCCCGACCTGGAACTTCGGGACGCCATAGGAATGGTAGTGGCCGGTGCGGAAGAAGACCACGTCGTAATCTGTACGGTTCTCCAACTCTTCCCGAACCAGCTGCACCAGCTCGTCCTTCACATAACAACGGGTGATGCGGTCACCATACATGCCGGCAAACTGGTTCTTTTGATAAATCACATCGCAAATCGTGTCTGGAAAGTGAGGGTCATCCACCCGGTTCAAAATAACATCAATGACCAGGCGCTGACCATACTCACACTCTCCCTCAGCCTCCGCCATGACACAGAGGGCAATCAGTTCGATCTCCTCCTGCGTCACCGAAGGCGCTGGTGCTTCCTCAGGTTCCTGCTCCACGACGACTTCCTTTTCCACCATCGGCTCCGCAGCGACGGCCTTCTTGACAGAAATAGATTCCAAAATATCAGTCTCCTGGACAGGTTTGACGCTGTTGACGGCCACAGCCTCGTATGTACCCTGCGGTTCCGCGGCGGAGACCGGCTCCTCACTGGAGAAGGCCATGCCGGTCAGCGCCATCGCCGCGACCAATATTGCAAATATCAGTTTCTTCATGGCTCAGCCCTCACAGGGTCTGGTGGGTAGCCAGGGCGTCGGTAATGTCGCCCACCACGTTGAAGTCCAGAATGAAGGAGCGCTCATACCCATTCGCGAAGTCCATGGCCTTTTCGCGGCACACCTCGTAGATGCCAAAGTCCACAAAGTTGTCTCCCATGGGCTCCTTGGGGTCATAGATCCAGCCGACAACGGCGCCGGCCTTTGTCAGCGGGAACCCCAGCATTTCGTAGACTTCATTGAGGAACAGGTGGCCGCGGGACTTGAGCCGGTCGTTTGCCTGGGCCTGCCGGGCCAGCAGATAGAACTTGTTCTGCTCGGCGTCCTTCATGTAAGCAGAGTGTCCCTCGTCGAAGACGCGGGCATAAGGGCTGTACTTGGACGGGTCCCAACCTTCATCCGCCACATCCACGGTCTCCTTGACCTTCTTCTCCTTGCCGTTCTCGTCTACCACGGTGGTCTCGATTTCCTTGGCTTTGATGTTGTACCGGAGTTCCTTCTCCACCTGCTCACCAAAGCGCTCCAGCACCCGGCCGCGATAATCCTTGAAGGACTGGTCCAGCGTCGCATAGGCTGCCGCCAGCGCCATATTGCGCTTTCTCAGGATCTTGTGACTGGTGAGGATGCAGGTGATAGAGGCCGCGCCCAGCAGAATGGCAGGGGCATACAGCTTTACATACTGGAACCCGGTATGGGAGTAGACCTGGATACGGTCGTTGCGGGCGTCCTCCTGGGTATAGGTCTCACCCGCCTGAGTCACGCCGGACTCTTCGGCATTCTGAATGCGGTCAATGTCCTCGCTGGTCTTTTCTGCGACCTTCAGAGCCTTGGGGGTGGCCGTACAGGCCATGACGGCGCTCACTACCACGCCGACCACGCCGGCGACGACCAAAATCTCCGGGCTCTTCTTCTGGAGCTGGAAACCGATCCGGTTAAAAGTCAGGTTCACAGACTTGACAAGTTCGTTCTTCTTCATGATCAAATGTCCTCCTTAGAGAATGATTTTGCAATGGATTTGTAGATTTTTCCGACGTTTTGGAGGTTTCCGTTGAACTCCTCCAAAATATCATCGAGCTTATCGTCAAACTTCTCGGCGATCTGCTCCTTGGCCTTCTGCACGACCTCTTTCCTGAGGCGGCTTTCGTCAATTTTGGCCACGTTTTTCGCGATCTGGTCAGTGACGCCATCTGAAATCGCGTCATAGTGCTCCTTCACGGCGGCGCCGACCCGGGATTCGATCTCCCGCTTGACGTCATCCATGACCTCGTCCGTAGCCCGCTTTACCGCGGAATAGGACTCCCGGTCTACCGCACGCTGCACCGCCTGATCGATGACCTTGGCCGGAATATCCACCTCGGTATCATTCGCCAGACGGTCAATGCTGGTGTCCAGCTTTTCGCAGACTGTCTTCATCTTGGAGTGGACGCCAATGGCATAGCCAACACCCAGCAATCCCAGGATACAGATGCCGACGCCTACGAAGGAATCGGTGTTCAGTTTCATAACAGCCTCCTTAGCCCGCCCATGAGGAGTCCGGAATATTACCATACGCGGAAGTGCAAGCCGTTTGGGCGCACTTAGTGGGGACCTCCGTGACAAGCTCTCCACCACAGGCCGCATACCCCGCCAAATCCACAAAGGAGTCTTCCGTTCCGCCGCCAGACTTGATGCGGGCGATCTTCAGCAGCGCCATCATCATAGCTACGTCACTGGCCGAGAACTTGACGCCTTTGTAGACCGACCAGAAGTCGGCGATAGTCTGAAAGTTATTTTCCGGAGAGCCGTAGTCCTGCTCCCGCTGACCGCAGACACACTTCTCCGCAGTGTGCAAAATATCCGCTCGTTTCATTCCTCTTCCATCTCCCTCATATACTCGTGGTACTCGGCATCTGTGGCGAACAGCATCCACTTGCCGTTGACCATACCCTTGTATCCACAGGAAACCGTGTATCCGTACATGGTTCACGCCTCCTTAATTGATTTGAACCGCCCTTGGAAGCCGGATCACATAGCCTTCTGACGTCCGTACCACCTTAGCCGCCTGAATATCCGTCCAACCATAGCGGTTCGCCGTATAATTCCGGCAGGTGACACCGGCCAGGTCGTAGAGATCCGCCACCGAGGCCACATCATACTTGGCGATGGCCGACTCCAGCTGATCCAGAACCAGGTCGGCATCTCCCCGGGTTTCAAATATAATGTCGTCATAGTCGTATGCGACCGCCGCCCTGGGACGTCCGTATTCTCTCCGGTCATCCCGCCTGTCGTCATAATACTTCTGATAGGCGATGCGGGAACCGCCGCTTTTCCGTCCGCCGATGCGGCCCGTGTCCCCGAACAGGACGATGCTGATCACATCAGCGATGGCCGCTTTGACGCCGGGGACAATCACGTCACCCAGAATGGAGCTCTTGACGTTCTCTGCATCATCTGGCACAAAGATGTTGAGAAACCGTCGTGCCTCGCTCTTCTTTTTGGTTCTCGCCGCCCCGGTGACCACCTTATCCAGTTTCTTTTCAGTCTTAGCGGCAGCAGCGGCGTCCGATTTTTCCCTTGCGCTGTGGGAATTATTGGGGTATTCTCCCATTGTCTATCCTCCTTGTTAAGTCACATGGGCATGGCTCTCGGGAACTTGATGGTATATCCATCCCGCTTACGAACAACTTTTACGCCATTGAGCGTCGTCCACCCGAATTTGCAGTCCTCATAAAGAGCCTGCACTCCGGCCAGATCATAGAAATCAGCCAGCGTCACGCAACCGTATTTCGAGATGCAATAGTTCAAGGTCTCAAGTATCTTTTCAACGTCTCCTCTGGTCTCGAACAGAACATCCTGACACTCGCGCTGATTCTGCCGTATGGAAATATCCTTGCTGTGCAGAGTGTCGATGATCGCTTTCTGGGTCATCATACTTCCCAGAACAACACCGCCCACCACCAGCAAGCCGTTTTTCAGAAAACCGTTCACGTTTTTCTCCTTTCCAAAAGCAAAAAGGGAAAGCACCTTGTTACAGGTACTCTCCCTTCGGCGAACCTCTTGCTCGATTACTTCTCAGAATCTTCCTCGTCGGAATCCTCCGCAACGACTTCGGTGTACTCCGCGTCCACCACTTCGGTCTTGGCTTTTTCCGCAGCCTTCCGCTCGGCCAGCTTGGTGCCGACGAATCCCCAGAGTTTCTTCACCCCGCCGATCATGGCGTAGGCCAGGAAACCTCCGACGACTCCAGCCACCAGCGCACCAGCGTTTCCGCTCTCCACAGCCTCATCGACCTCAGTGACTTCGTCGAGTTCCTCGTTCTCCATCACTCTTGCGTTCATGTCTTCCATCGTAAAGTCCTCCTTGTAAATATAATTTTCCATAGATGGTTCTCCATAATAGGAGATGCAATTTTTGCGGATTAGCCCCAGCCGATGTATCGGGGCGGGTTATGATGGCCGACGACCAGATAGGGGACGCCGTCTACCAGCTGAGAACTGAAGTCCAGGTCGATCCACCCCTTGTCAATGTCCCATCCAAGGTTCTCCCCAATGGATTCATCGCAGGGGTCAAGGCCAATTTCTTCCAAAAATTCATTGACCGTGACCTTTACTTCGTCTCGCATCCGCTTGTTCAAGACATTCTCTGCTTTTCGCAGCGTCTCAATATCCGATTTGAAACAGGTATTGGTCAGCGGGTCAAAGCAGGGGGTTTCACCCCGACCGGTGGCGACGAATTTCCGCTCCGTCACATTGGCCTTCTCTAGCTGTTCCTTGGCTACGGCGTCCCGAATGGCCTGCTCCTTCTTCGGCCCGACGACCTCCACCGCCTTATCCTTATACTCCTTCAGAGCAGTCTCAGAAATGGTGTAGGCCGTGACCAGAGCCGCATTCCGCCGTGCACTGATAGAGCTTGCCCCAATGATACAGGCAGCAGAGCATACGCCGGTGACGGCGGCCGGAATATAACATTTCCAGGTGGTCTTGATGATCTCAGAGGTGGTCAGACGCTTTCCATCCTCAATTTCCTTGTCATCCACCATTCGGAGAGCCTTGGGGGTAGCCCGCACCGCCATAACAGTGGTAGCCACCATGCCCGCGATGCCGATGCCGGTCAAAATGGCCGGACTGTGCTTACGCATGGTCTTTTGCAGCGATTTCAGCGTGTTTGTGATAACCTGTTTGTTCACAACGCCTTCTCCTCTCATAAATATAATTGTGTTCAGCGCTCGATCGCTTTGATGTCATCGAGAAATTCCCATACGGTTTCGGCCGCGATCTTGAAGATCCGGTGCTGGGCATCCGTGTTGCAGGTTTCGGAGAAAAACTCCATTTTTGATGCAAACTTCTCCAAAGTTTCCGATGCCAGCGTCCACGGGTGGTCCCAGACATCTTGCAGCAGCTCCTCCAAAGCCCATCTGGAGAACGTGACTTCCTCAGCCTCATGCTGGGGCCAGTCAGACCTTGGCGATTCCTCAAACCCGTTCAAAACCGACATGAGAAATAGAATGGCCCGTTCATTCATGGACAGCGGCTCCTGCAAAAGCAAAGAGCCCCAGTCAGGGCTCCTCGCTTTCAGTTGTTCCATGCTCACGGGCGGCAAGCGCTTCATTCACTTTCTCTTCGATGACCGCGTCCTGCTCCTTATTGTCGGCCCAGGCGGACAGCAGCGTGCCAATCCCACCAAGAGCCATCCCAACCAGGGACAGGACCTTAAATATCGTTTTCTGGTTCATAAACTCAAACCTCCTATTTTCATGGTTCTCCATAATAGGACATGCTATTTCTGCGGACTGGTCAAATCTCCATGTCCTCCCATTCTTCCTCGCTGACCGGCGGGAACGGCGCATCAATAATGTAGCACTCCACCTCGCCATTCAGCCCGTCGTCCACCACAGTCTTCTGATGGTCGAAATCCACCCAGTAGAGACTATCCGAAATCATCCAGCCCACTTCATCTCCACCCCGCACCTTAGAAACGCCCAGAAACTCGTAGAACTGGTTCAGAGTGATGAACCCGCCGCTAAGAGCGAAGTTCCGGTTGAGGTGGTATTCGGCCTGTAAGACCTGACTGATAGTTGCCTGAAAATATCGGTCGGAAATGGCGTCGTAGAACAGGCGCTCCTCCTCATTGGCATCCTCGAACCCCACCGAGGTCATTTGAGTGAGGGAACCTGCGGAGATTGTCGGTTTGGTGCTCTTCTCCGCGGCCAAAGACGCCATCACTTTCTTGTGGGCCTCTTCGCCGTAGAGCTCTCTCACCTTCTGTTTGTAGCTGTTGAAGGAGCGGCTTGCCAGAGCATAGGCGCTGACCAAAGAGGCCTGTTGACGCCGATTTAGGGTATTTGCACCGAAAATACACCCGATTGTAGCGATTCCCGTGACCGCCGCAGGGATATAGCATCGCCAGCAAGCTGCTATCGTCTCCATTCGGGTCAAATTTTCGCTATTTTCAGCGTTTTTGACCGCTTTTTCCTTCTCGATGCACTTGAGGGCCTTGGGGGTGGCCTTAACTGCCAGAACCACTGTAACCACCACGCCGGCCGCACTGATGCAGGTTAATATCGTCGGCGTCGCTTTCTTGAACGCCTTTCCGGCCCTTTTAAGCAGGGCGGGTTTTGTCTTCACGTCCGTACCCTCCTTAAATATAATTGAAGATATGGTGTTTCCGGCAGATCTCGCAGAACTCACCCCGCAGAGCATTGTGTACCTCCAGAATTACAGGAACCTTCGGCGGCTCCGCCGTCTGGATGGAGTGCCCCAGCACCTCTTCCACAAAATCGACGACCTTTCCGGCCGTCCCCTCCAGAACATATCCGGTATAGGCTGTGATGACCAGTTTTTCACGTTCGGTCAACTTAGGCTTCCGGTTAAACCGGCGGTATTTCTGGTAGAGTTCCTGAATTCCAAAGTCCTCAGCAGACTTCCGCCAATCCAGATGGTGCTTATCCGCATCAAGGATTACCATGCCATGCTTGATCGCCCGCATCAATTCCGCCTCGGTAGCCCCATACCAGCACATGTCGGCAATCAAATTGGAATTCTTCCCCACCTTGATTTGATGCTGTTTGGGAGAGCGGAATACCGGCGTCATAAGGCCGGGGATCGCATACTCAGTTTTGGGGTTAAACTTCCTCAGTTCCTCGAACTTATCCTCGGTCAGAAACAGGTCGATACCTCTTTTGGTCAGAACATCAAGATAGGTCTTAGTCACGGTGTTTTCTCCTTTCAATCTCCGAAATATAATCCATCCAGAATGGACTGCGCTGCATCTCTGGACATGGAAAAGATAAAATTGGGGTCATCCGTTTCTCTTGCCGACACAGCCATCCTCTCCACAAACCCTGCCACTACGGCGGGGGGGGAGGCTCCTTTATGCCTGTCGATCTCCTGGAGCAGCTGTTCCAACGTGAACTTCTGAATGCTGAGTTCCTTGAAATATTGGTCATTTGCAGAAACAAGCCCCATATTGTGCTCAAGGTCGCCGATCAGGTCTTCGATGAAGGAGCCCATGACAACATCGGGATATCCAATTTCCGGTTTCATAGGCATCAAAACTTAAAGGGGACCTGCTCCACGTCGCCGCCTGGAACGGTGACAGAGCGCATGAGCATACCGGTCGCCTCGTCGAAATAAATCGTGTCTGCCTGATGATCCCAGTCCTCAAACTGCTCCGAGATGTTCTTCCCGCGGACCCTCCGCAGCGCGATCAACTCCTCGTGAATGACGCGCCGCCACGCCCGGGCAAGCGTTTTCCGGCTCTGAGCGAGCACATTGTAAAGGCCGGTTTCCGTGATAAATGTGACCTTCCGGCGCTGACCCGCTACCACGGTCGGGAGTACCACCTTTTCGTCCTCTTCGCAAATGCTGGTCAGGTTCCAGACATTGTTGCTTCCGTACTCCAGCAGATCTGCCACATCCGTCGCCTTGAACAAGGGTTCGTCCAAATCCCCATACACCGGCAGGGTGTGGTTCTTGAATTGGATACTGCCTACGATTTTGACTTCCATACGTATTCTCCTTTTTCAAAAAAATTTTTAGAGAGGATGTATCGGACTCGAACCGATGACCTCCGGACGGGTTTGTCCGGCGCTCTACCACTGAGCTAACTTCCTCTCCATAATAGGAATTGCAAATTCTGCGGAAGAAAGACAAAAGCCCCTGTTCGGGGCCTTCGCCTCAGAGCCCGATACTCTTCAGTAATCTGTCGAGTTCTTCCTTCGTGAGTTCCAAATCCACATTCAGTTCCACATGCATCTTGTCCTCCATCACGGTCGTCCGCAGCCGGTTGAGCCTGATGTCAACATCATATCCCAACTTGTCGCGAACCATCTTTTTGGCAAACTTCGATGCGATCATAGTCGTAAATTTTGATTCAAGTCTCATTTCGTCCATGCCCCTTTATCTCCTTTCATGAGCATCGTTCTCCGTAATAGAACCTGCGAAATGAGCGCAAATATAAAAGGAAAGAGCCCTTGTCTGGGCCCAATCCCTCAGTAAACCCAATTCTCCTTTGCAAAGAACAGCGGAACGGCAATCATTCCGATGACCACCAGCGCCGTCGCATCGTTTACCACAAGAGCCGGTACGCTCCCGCAGGCCAACAATCCAATCGCGCACAGTTTATTCTTTAATGTCTCCATAAACCGCAACTCCCTTCAAAAATTAGTTGGTTTTCCATAAAGGAAGTTGTCAAATCGGCGAATGGTCAAAGACCGTCTCCCATGGATGTTTGGGGATGGGTTTCATCTTCAGCGCCCACATGATCTGCCGGATGGTCACAGTGGGATAGAGGCCGTCCGTACCCTCTGCCGCCCTGCTGTCAAAGAACGCCCGGAATCCAGGGTGTAAATATAATGGATCGGTGAGCCAATCGTCTATCTCTGTCCAATAAGTGGCTTTTGTCCCCGGGTCGAATCGCTGCTGAATAACTGCCAAGCCCCGCGATTCCTCCAGGAACAGGGTGCAGGAGTTGTAGACCGGGTGGTCGCAAATATAACACTGTCCATACATAGACAGATAAATCGGCGGTTTCTCGAAATGGTAGCGCATGCTTGCCTCCAAACATAAAGAGGAAAAGCCCCTGTTACAGGACTTCTCCTCCGCGTTGATAATGCTCAGTCGTCGAACATTTTGCACGACGCCTTGCAATAGGGGTAAGGTCCTCCGCAGGCTCTGCAACCGGCGGGCGGCATATCGTCCCTGAAGATCAGGTAGTCGTCGCCTCTTTCGTCTTGTACGAGCTCCATCGGATCTCTGCTTTCATACTCGTACTCCATTTCATCAATTTCCCATCCACAGGACGGGCAGACGTAAATATCACAACCGCCTCTTGGATCTTCTCTCCGGTCCATCACTGCTCCACATTTGTTGCAGATCGCGAACCCCCGGTTCAGGTAGTCCATCAGTTCGGCTCCCTCCGGAATAATGGCCTTTTTGCCCTTCTTACGCATTTGCATTACCTCCTAAGTAGTCCGATGCCTTTCGGCTCCGGCTATTTTGAGGTAAAGAGCGCTCTCTTCCTCATAAAGCGCCTTGTAAATTTGGCGCCGGTATGCTATGATTTGGTAAATATAAGGAGGGTGGAATCTATGAAGATTTGCTCAATGTGCGGAGCAGAATTTGACCCTGGGAGTGTGAAACGCAAAATCGGACGCATGTATGGCCCTGGCACTTACAGCGACTATTTCCCCGATGAAGAAGTATGCGCCAGTTGCGCCATTGTCGAAATGAGCCCAGATTACGGAAGCGGCGAAGACCAAATCGAAGATATGGGCTCCGGATGGGACCCAGACTGAAAAAAGAAAGGGCCCGATTAGGACCCCTTCTGATGCTTGTAGAATGGTAAATATTTTCGTAAAAGTCCAATGGTGTCAACAACAGTTTGCAATTCTTTCTCCGTAGCTCCTTGCCTTTTGATGTAGCCCAGGAATAAAGTCAACTGTTTCTCAACATTTGATTTTTTCACGCTTATCCACCTCCATAAAACGCCTTGCCGAATGTGCGGATAAAACGAAGAGACTGTGCTGCCTGCACGGCCTCTTCATTTTTTTTGAGCCTCTCCGTTACTTTGCCGGCTTAAAGCGGCTGAACAGATTCCTGAATGTTGTGGACGAGTATACGCCGGATTCCTCAAATTTGAATCCCCGTTTCATCCAGATTCCGTAGAACACCAACGGCAATATCAATTCCGCGGCCGCAACACCTGTCCGCACATACCGGTCGATCTTCTGCTCCCGGAGTTGACGCGCCTGAGCCACCTCCTCACGGGCCCGGTCAGCATTCTTGGCGGCAAGCTCCTCCTTGCGCTGCCTGCTGTCCATTTCCCGCCGTTCGGATTTCTCCTCCACGTCAGCCTGAGCCTTGATCTCCTCGATGCGGAGCTTATGCAACGACACCAGATCCCGAATCGCGTCGCCTCTCCGTTCGTCCTCGATGGGCAAGGTCTTCAAATTCGAGATCTCCGTTTCGATCACATCGTCCAACAAAGTTTTGATCTCTGCCATGTGCTTTTTCTCCTTTCAAAATTTAAGTTGGCTCCATAATAGCCGGTGTTATTCGTGCGGGATGAAGTCCTCTACCTTGACCCGGAAGGCAACATACTTCTTCGTCATCACCGCAGGTACGTCCTTGTCCAATTCCAAAAATAACTGAGGGGGACTGTCCGGATCGGACTGATCAACCCTCAGATCACCGATGGGCCACTGATAATACTTGGCCTTTCCAATACTGAAACCTATCGCAACACCGATTATCATAGCGCCAATGGCGACGATCACGATCTCCAAAACAATGACCTCCTTGAACTGTTTTTCGGAATCTCCCACCCGGGAATTTTTCAGGGTATAACTGTAACACGATTTCCGGTCGGCTGCGTATGGAAAATATAAAAGCAAAGGGCCTGCTCAGCCCTTGCTCCTGGATTTGATTTTCCATTTCAGCTCTCCCAACTTTCTTGACGCCGTATTCCTGACCTCCGGAATGGATGCGAGCGCAACCGCCATCGTGACGGCGGGCACGATCACCTGTCCAATCCAAAGCCGCAGCTCTCGGCTTGCCTCGATTTGTTTGTAAGTCATAATGCTATCACCTCCATAAAAGTCACTGCTGTTTCTGCGTAAAATATAAAAGAAAAGAGCCCGCGTTTCCGCAGGCTCAATCCATTTAGGTCTTGAGAATGTTTTGCATCCTGATGATCTCTGCCATTCGTTTCTCTCCGAATCTTCGACAGCCGCGAAGTTTCTCCAAATCCGCATTACGAAGATCCTCCAGGCTCGTGATTCCGCCCCAATACAGACCGTGAATCACAGCTCCGGGATGTTTTCCGTTATAATGCTCAACGATAAACCTCGCCAACTCTATGTATTCGGTTTCCTCCGGGCAGACATGCTCTAATTGTTTCAAAACAGTGCTCATGGTATCACCTCCATAAAGCACCTTGTCTATTCTGCGGACTTGTCTTCATACACCGTCCGTTTCCTGAGCGCACTCCAGGGAACATACCGCTCCTTCCGGCAAACAGGGCACCAAAACTGACTCGTCTTCCCGCCGATATCTACCAACTCGTCGCAGTCGGCCTCCAGCTTGCTCCCGCAGTTCGGACAGTTGAACCGGTAGCATTGCCGCACCGCCACATCCACAACTCTCAAAGTCAATCCCTCCTTTTGCTCAGCAGCCAGAAGAACCGTCTGTACGCGGCGTAGTAGACGTCCCGGCAACACGGAATATCATACTTCATCTTCAGCGCGTCATAGGAGAGCCCCTCGGTCACGCCCCGTATCAGATATTGGTAGAGGTCAGGGTCCGCGCCAATGGCCGCCTGCTCCACCATCTCCATGCGGTCCGCGAAGAAGAGCCTGGACTGGGCGCAGCGCTCCGTTGGGTCCCCCTTCATCTGCCCGCTCTTGATAAAGACCTGAAGGTCAGCCGGCCGCTTGCTCAGAGCGTCCAAAGACAGGTAAGCCTTCTTCCAGATCGGGTATTGCAGGCAGAAGTGCTTCAGCTCATAGTAGCGGTGCTTGCCGATCCAGTACGGGTTCTTCTGCGAAACCTCCGGGCGAATATCATTGGCCATCATCGTCGCTCTCCTCTCCAAAAGTATCCGGTCTCCTCGTACAGCCGCTTTGGGGAGATGTAGAAGTTGATTCGTCCGTACCGGGAATCCATCTCCTCGATGCTGGTCACCAAATTGCCGTTGCGGGTAGCCTTGCCGATTGGCAGCCAACCGGATACGATGCCAGCTCTGATCCAGGACGCATCTTTTCCATAGACACGGGCGACCACGGCGACAGGAACAGACCCGGGATGAAACTCCTGTTCATTCATTGGCGTTTACCTCCTTTCAACGGCTATTCTAAGTAAGGAACTGCTTTTTGTGAAAACAACCTCGGTGGAAATAAAAAGAAAGAGGCCGCCGGAAAGCGACCCCTTTTCTCTTAGAAACGGCTCCTTCGACGAGCCCAACCATTGAACAGCTTCGACACTGTCTTCCGAAACCCGATCCACCAGGCCGGTTCAAACAGGGCGATGAAGTAGACAGCACTAATGATTGTGCTGATTACCGTAAATACGCCGCAGAATTTGAGGTATCCGCCCCAGGTGATAGGTTTCTCGGTCCGTTTCTGCTTGTTCATACTGGTCACCTCTCTAAAGTTTTTGGTCTCCATAATAGGCAATGTTGTTCGTGCGGAAAGGGAAGAGCCGCTGTGTTAGCGGCCCAGATCCCTCTTTGCTTTCTTGAAGTCGACGAATATAATTTTGTCTGACTTCGGATGTGTCAGTCTGACTTTGACCATTTGAAATTTCCTGTCCAGAACATTCGTCCACAGAGCAGCGCCCGCTGTTGATACCGCGCCCACAATCGCGAATGTTCCGATCGTGCTCAGAATTTTCCTGGTTTTCACAACCGTCACCTCCATAAAGGACTCTGCCAGAATCGCGAAAAATAAAAGAGAAGGAAATGACTTCAGGGTCGGCCCAACGAAAACCGTTGCCCGGTGGGTGCCATCTTTTATTAAGTTATTACTTGGCGGCACGCCTTCGTGTCTCACCGCTGGATTTTCACCAGCATCTATCCATCTTCTTCTCCATAAAGGAATTTGCAAAATCTGCGAATGGTTCCAAGTCTTTTGATTTCTAACTTAGGATAAGCCGATCTAATCTAAGTTAGAAATATAACAGCTGGAACAAAAGAAAGAGCCGCTGTAAAGGCGGCTCAATCCTTTGTCAAATATCCTTGCTCAGAAACACTTCATTTCCACGTCTCCATACCTTGACCGAACGCTTTGACCGCTTGATGGCCGCAGACAGACAAGACCGGCAGACCGTTGGGGATTTGTAGTCGTCCTCACCAAAATCCACCTTTACGATTTTAGCGTCGCCATTTACAAATTCCTCAATCAAGTCTTGCAGCTTGTGATAACCGCTCACCTTCGGTATTGCGTCAACAGGTATCAATTTCATGATTACAAAACTCCTTTCGCTTATGGATACCTCCATAAAAGGAGCTGTGCTTTCTGCGAAAGCCACCGCAGCATGGTCATCTCGCAGGGGAAGTCTTCAAACCCCAGTGTTTCACAGGTAATAAGCCCCTCCAGTACGCCGATGATGACCTCTGCCTCATACTGCTTGTAGGGGAACAGGAGTTCCGGCAGCTCTCGATGAACTGCCCCGCAGTGGGCGCACCGAAACCGACGCATGGGCACTCTGGTTGTCTCCCGCCCCTTCGTCCGTACAATCCTTGGCACGCTGTCATAGTATTTCAGTTCCCCGCCACACTTTGGGCAGGTGGATTGGTCCTGCATCACCATAGGCCGCCCTCTAATCTAAATTAAAAAATATTGTGTAGGAATATACTTGACAATTCATACACTATCATATATGATTAGGACGGGCGGTGCAAGGGGTAAAAAAGAAAAGGAGCCGCTGTATTGGCGACTCCGATTCCGCTTTAGGTCCGTTTCTCTTTGTGTTCCTGATAAGTAAACCATGTGATGCATGATCCGATTGATGCAGCCACAATGCCGAGGCCTACAAAGAGAAGTGTATTACGCCTTCCGGTTTTCATCCCTTCACGGAACGCATCCGAATACAACGCCATCAAAGCCTCTCCATGTTCCTCGGCAATATGATTGATTTCGTCCATATACACCGATATCAGTTTACTACGTTTCATTGAAACAACCCCTTTCATAAAGGAGCCAGAAATTTCAGCGGAAGGAGAATTGCCATGAGTGGAAGAATTGAAAATTTAGGCGACTATAATAAGGCCCGACTCATGTTGCAGAAAAGGGGCGGAGACTTATCTGCGCTGATAAAAGACATAAAGAATGTTGGCGCACGGGAGGCACTCCCCAGGCAGATCAGCGTCGGCCTTCTTATAGGCGCGGCTATCGGCGCGGGCGGAACCTTTGCTGCCCGCAAAATATCAGCGCGCATCAAAACCCACAGAGAGCTTCGAGATAAGGAACTCGAAGAAAAATTAAAAACAGTGTTGAGCGACGATGATGACCCCGACAAGCCTGAAATGGAGGAACCGCCATGCTGACCCAATGCCCAGAGTGCGAGCTGCCGGTGAGTGACAAAGCGAATGCCTGTCCCCATTGCGGCTATCCGCTGAAACCCTCTGAAAAGCAAAAAAGACCTCGCAAATCCAACAAGCGCCGGCGGTTGCCGAACGGCTTTGGTCAGATCAGCGAGATCAAAAATCGAAATTTAAGGAACCCATTTCGGGCAATGGTGACGATAGGGAAGACGCCAGAGGGAAAACCCATCTGCAAACCCCTCAAACCGGAGTCCTACTTCGCCACCTATAACGATGCCTATGCCGCCCTGGTGGAGTATAACAAGAACCCCTACGACCTGGAGCCATCCATCACCATGCAGGAGCTCTACGATAAATGGCTCCCGGAATATGAGAAGACGGTGAAGAGCACCAAATCTGCCACCTCGGCCTGGGCCTACTGTTCCGGCGTCTATAAGATGCGAGTCATGGACATTCGGGCCCGGCATGTGAAAGGCTGCATGGAGGAAGGCGTTGCCATCATCCGCGGCAAAGAGCAGCACCCCAGCGCCACCATGAAGAACCAAATCAAATCCCTGTTCAACATGATGCTGGACTATGCTTTGGAGTACGAATTGGTAGACCGGAATTACTCCCGTACCTTCAATCTCACCGAGGAGACGGTCAAAGAAATCCAGTCGGTGAAAAAGGAGCACATCGCCTTCACCGATGAAGAGATGGACTTGCTTTGGGCAAATGTCAGCAGCAAGCAGGGCATCGACATTATGCTCATTCAATGCTACTCTGGTTGGCGCCCTCAGGAGCTTGGTTTACTGGAACTGAAAGATGTTGACTTGGAGAATTGGACCTTCCGGGGCGGTATGAAAACCGATGCCGGCGAAAACCGTGTCGTCCCAATCCACTCCCGCATCCAAGACCTGGTGCTCCGAAAATATCAGGAGGCGGAGGCCCTTGGAAGTCCCTACCTGCTCAACTGGACTGACCCCAATAACCGGAACAAAAAGAACCTCAAGCTGACCTATGCCCGGTATCAGAAAGCCTTTGAGCGTATCCGAGACGAGCTGAAGCTGAACCCCAATCACCGCCCGCATGACGGCCGTACCCACTTTGTCACCATGGCCAAGCGCTATGGAGTAGACGAGTATGCTATCAAATATATGGTAGGCCACAAGATCTCCGACATCACCGAGAAGGTCTATACCCGTCGGGAGTTCGCCTGGCTCCGGGAGGAAATCGAGAAAATAAAATAGTAGGAGTAAGGCTTGCGCACCCCTACATTTTGTGGTATGCTATTCAATCGAAAGGAGACACCTCATACATGGAGAAACAAACTGGCGTGGAGGAACACTATTAGACCAGAAAGGAGGTGTTTCCATGGCCAGATTGACCAATGAAGAAATCAGACGCATGACAATCGATCAAGCTGATGCTTATACTGATGCTCATCCCGCTGAGGCGTGGCGTTTTGTTAAGGTTTACGGCGCGGCCGCAGCCCAACAAACAAAGAAAGCCGTAAAGCATGGCTTGAGAAAAGGGATGCTTGTCCCCGAACCCGAAGTGATTGAACTCGCCTGACAACACACAACCGCCCTTGACTGTTCGCAGCAGCCGGGGGCGGTTCCTTTCTGGCCTAATACTATTCCTACACACATACTCCTATACTTTGGCAGCCTCCCCATAGTGTAGGAATACCAGTATAGAAATGATAGAGAAATAATATATGAATTATCTACACTCACCCGCTTTTAACCGCCCTTAACCGTCCTCAAAACCATTGATATAACAGCAGTTAAGCGCACATAAAAGCGGGTAATTGTGTAATGAGTTTCTATAATAAAGATTTAACTTCATTAAAAGGAGAAACTACTATGAACGTATTTCATTTAAGTAAGAAGCAAATTAAAATTTTAAAGGGTATGTACCTGTCTGAAATGCAGCCCGATATTTCATGGGGCGAACTTGCCAATGCAGACAAAATCGTGTCAGACAAAGAAATCTATGAGCACTATGCGAATACTGACTTCTGCGACGAAGATTTCGAGGTAGGAATGTAAACAATCGGGAGAGCTGCATAAAATGCGGCTCTCCCTTTGCTATTGCGCTATCAGCGGGCAATTCGAATCAATCCAAAAGCATACTGTTTCAATAATGATGAAAATGAAACTAAAAGGAGATACCCCTATGAATACAGATATGACGAACCTTTACAGATTACGCGGGATGATACCCAATCGCTATTGGTATCAACTGAACGGGCAGTCCGCACAGGCAAATTGGTTGGAGCAACGCGAGGCGATATATTCCCGCATTCAGGAGCAGGAAGAAGAGGTCGTCCCCCAGATCGTCTTTACAAGCGAGGTGAAGATCAAGTGAGGATTGACGCAGACAGCAAACGCAAGAAGAAAAAGAAGCGGGAGCAATCCGTAATGGAGGCAGAGATGTTTCGCTTCATCGAGAAAACGATGTAGGCGACGGTTGATGAATCTCTCAAAAAGATATTCAAGGATTGGAAATAAGCAAAGCGGTTTTTAAGTCAAACACTTAACAGCGAATAGAAGAAGAAAAAGGCTGTTAAATGTGCGACTTAAAAACCGCTTTTTTTCGTTTCCGCCGATGGGCGGGAAAAGTGCTCCGCCCGCAGGCAGACGCAAAAACCGTCTTCCGGTATGAAAGAGCCATTTCGCGGGAGTGTCGCCCACGCCTTTTTGTAAAAGAGTCTTTGTGTTTGGCCTCTCCCGAAATATAGCCCCGTCATTCCGCGTCTTTCACAAACTCCATGAGATCGGCGGGCTGGCAGTCCAGCACATCGCAAATCTTATCTAATGCCTCTACTGGAAGGTGCTTGACCGAGCCTGTGCAGATTGCGGACACCGTGGGCGGCCTGATACCCGTCCGCTCCGCTAATTCCTTCTGTGTCATGTCCCGCATGGCAAGCATGACCTTGACCTTGAATTTTATCATTGTGCGCCTCCTTTTCCACGCATACATCATACTACGAAAAGCGTAGTATGTCAATACGAAAACAGAAAATATTTTCCGGTTTCCGTAAGAATAATTACGAAAATAGTGTTGACAAATTACGAATTTCGTAGTATTATATAAGCAGATCGAGAGAGCAAGCCAAGGCGGACGAAGTAAGCGAGAGCTGAACCAAGAACGCAAGATCAGAGTGGGAACGGATAAGAGAGAATGAGATTGCCAAAGGCATAGATGTTTAAGGCCACCCACCGCTTGTAAAATTACAATCCAAAAGGAGACAAACACCATGAGCAAGAACGAAATGATTTCCCTGATTGAGACGATGAACAACTACGACGATCTTGCCTCCAAGGCAAAAGCCAAGGCCGACGCTATCCGCGAGGCCATCAAAGAAGAAATGGTGCGTCAAAACACGGAAGAGCTGAGCGCGGGAGCGTACATTGTCCGCTACACAAGCATCATTTCCAACCGCTTTGACAGCACCACCTTCAAGCGGCTCTACGCCGATCTCTACAAGGACTTCACAAAACCTGTCAGCTCCCGCCGATTCTCGGTGTCCTGCTGAAAGAAATTATATATTGGACTATTAGAGAGAAAGGGGAATCCGCTTTTGTGCGGATTCCCCCTTTCTCCTGCTTTATGTGGTTTTGTTGACTACCCTTTGAATTTCAGAGATTAAATGCGGCGGCGCACTTTTCTGTTGCGGACTTCATCTGCTGCAAGTCAGACTTTACGTAGAAATTCAGCGTTGTGCTCGCATCTGCGTGACCTAAAATCTCCTGTACGCTTTTAATATCTGCACCTTGGGAAAGCAACAGCGTTGCACAGGAGTGCCGCAGATCGTGCGGCGAGAGGTCGGGAAAGTCGTTGTTCTTCATAAACCGCTTGACGCGTCTTGTCACGGAATCTGGATTGCGAGGCTCGTACAGACTGTTTTCAGAGGGAAAGATGAACGCACCGCGCAAATGGGTGTCAGGGTGTTTACTGCTTGTCTGCTTTTTGAGGGTTTGCATTAGCTGTAAAGTGCTTGGCATGATAGGGATAGTTCTCATACTGTTGGATGTTTTAGGAGTGCTGACGATTGTACCGCTTTCGGGGGTGTAGGTCACATTTCTGCAAATGGTAATGGTGCCTGCTTTTTCGTCAAGGTCACTCCACTTTAGTCCGATGCACTCACCGCGGCGGACTCCCGTTGTCATCATCAGATGGAGCATACAGCGGAAATCAAGGGGGCAGGCGTCCAACAGTTGAAAGAATTTTGCGGCCTGCTCTTTATTCATTGCCTCTACTGGCTTGCGTTCTCTGCGGGGCGCGTCGACTTTGCTCATGGGATTTTTTGAAATCAATTCCAATCGTTCCGCGTAAGCAAACATCATGTTTAACACCCTGTAATGGTGGTGAAGCGTTTCGGCGGATAGTGGTTTTCCTGCCTTACTTTTGAAGTCGTTGCGGAGATAAATTAGATACTTTTGGATGCAGGATGGACTAATGTTCTGTAAAATTGTTCCCGCGAAATACTCTTTGATATTCTGCGAGACATACTCATAGTAAGCAATGGTGGAGGGCTTGTTATCTCCTCCGCGGATTTGCAGCGGCAACCATGTGTTTTCAATGAAACTGACAAAATCGTCTTTCCGCTTTTCGGGCGGAAGCTGATATACAAGCCCTTGTTCAATCGCATTTTGCTCTTTTTGGTATTCGGCGCGCGCTTCCCGCTCCCACTCTTCCGCTGCGTGTTCTGCTGCTCTCTTGGCCTTGACGGGGGTCAATCCCTTTGAGGGCATCCATGTTGTGTACTTCCGCACTTGCTTGCCCCGAGCATCACGTTCTAAACAAACTGTGAAGCGGTACGATACCGTTTTCCCGTTCTTCTTGTTCTCTCTGATGTTTGCCATTTCAAAACACTCCTTACGCAGCTGTTTTGCGGCTTTGAGACAAGTTGTGCGCTTTTTTGTGCGCTTTTTGTTGTGCGACTTCTGAAAAGTTCTCTGAAAAATACAAAAAAGTCTTGAATTCCATTGGAATTCAAGACTTTTTATGGTGGAGACTGCTGGACTCGAACCAGTGACCTCCTGCGTGTGAAGCAGGCGCTC